ACCGCCGGTTGCGCCGGATGCATTTGACCCTGCCGCACCTGATCCGCCGCCGCCGCCGCCACCCGAGCCCGCACCGACTTGACCCGATGAACCACCACCACCACCAAAAGCGTAGGCAAGAGAGCCAAATGATGACGATCCGCCTTGACTGCCGGATGAGCCTGGCGAACCGCCAGTTGCCGCGCCCGCGACAGTGACCGTTTGCGGTGAGGAAACTTCGGCGGCGGTAAAATCTTTTATGCCAATATATCCGCCGCCGCCGCCGCCGCCGCCGCTTGCGGCTGTGCCGCTAGTGGTTGTAATGCCGCCACCGCCACCGCCACCGCCACCCACGGCAATGACACGTACGAATTTATAGCTGGCAGCCGCGGCCGTCCATGTACCGCTTGAGGTGAACACTTGTACGTCAACCGCCGACGAAGTGCCCGCTGTCAACGCCATCCATGCGGGCGCCGCACTGGCCAAGCCGGTGCCCGTCTGTGATAGAACTTCCGGTGTCGTGGTCGTGTTGCCCGCGAGGACTGCGAGTGTATTTGTGGCCGAACCGTAGCGCATATCACCCAACGTCGCCGTGACCAGCCCGTCGCCCCCGTGTGTTACCCCGAGAGTGCCGGTAGCATTCGATACATTGGGCGCACCGTTCGCATTCACATAGGTCGTAATCTGCACAGGCGTGCAGTACACGGCGGCCAACGACTGCACGCACGGAATTTGCTCGGTTCCGGTCAGAACCGCCGCGGCCGACAGGCCCGCAATGGTTGACTCTAATGTGACCGCAGTAAGATTGGTCGCGTTAGCGAGATTGATCGCGCTAGGCGTATCAAGCGCGGGCGTCGTAAGTGACGGCGAGCTCGACAAAACAACATTACCCGTGCCCGTGCTCGCCCCGCATGCGCCCGCGCCCGTTAGGTATGTGCCGGCGACTCCCGTGCAACCGAATAGCCCGTAGATATCCGACGCGCTCGCCGCCGCTAGTGCTCCCGCCGCGCCCTTCAATGGGCCGGTAATTGACGTGCTGAGTGTAATTGCCGGCGTAGTCGTTGACGTTGCCACGGAGCCTGAAAGCCCATTCGCGGATACGACAGATGCGCTTGTGACAGTGCCGATACCGCTAGGCAGGTCCGCTAATACAATCGAGCGCATAGAGGCCGCGCCCGCAACGCCGTTGGGCGTCGCTAGGAATTGGTTCGCCGTCTCACTACCGCACCACGTAAACGTCAGCGTGCCGCTGATCGTGACGGGGCCGCCCGAGACGCATAGGGGCGCCGTCGCCGAAGCCGCGACGCTTGTCACGGTGCCCGAACCGCCCCCGCCGCCCGAGGCTGGCGGCTGATTCTTGATGATCGCAGACGCATTGAAGCCGACCAAAAGGCCGGCGACTAATCCTAGTAAGCGCCTCATAGCCCGACTCCCGGCGTGAATTCGACAACGCCGCTACTCGATTCAAGGATCACCGCTGCAACGCCCGCGCCGGCCGGCGGCGTCATGACGATAACGGAACCCGGCGCTACGGGATAATCTGCTGTTGCCGTACCCGGCGAACCAACCGAAGCCGTACACGCTGCGGCCTGAGCGCAAAATACGACGTGCGCGATACCGGTTGTACTGTTATAGACTTCGATTTGCGGTATTAAGGTATTTGTAATGGCTGCAAGCGCGACACTGGCGGACGCGGTCGACGCGGATAAAATGCTCGTTTTGGCGCGCGCTTGGAACGCTACCGTTGATTGCGGCGCCGGCTCAGGCGCGGGGCCGTAGGGAAATTGCGCGAACGCCGGCAAGGCGAAAAAGGCTAAGAGAGCTAAGGACTTGAGGCGCATGGCAGTGTTCCCGGGTTGTGACGCGGTCGACAATTCCGCCATATCGTACGCTAGCCTTGGCGGTTTGGCAAAACTGTGACGTGGGACACTCAAGCCCGGCGCTCGAAGGCCGATACTCTCTACATGGACAAGCGAATACAAAACGAACGGAACGCCAACGCGGCACTAGCAGCGCAAGCGAATCGCCCGAAGCTCACGCCCGAACAACTGGAAATCTTAAGGAAACTAGGACTATGAACCGCCAAATTATCAGCCCTCGCGCCTTCGCGCTACTCGGATTCTTGATAATCCTCACGCTCTTGTACGTCGCGAACGCGCAAGCCGCCGAGTGCCCCAAGTGTTCACCAGCCGTGCAAAGCATCTTAGAGCCTATTGGATGCGACACGCCCGCGCCGCCGGGTTTCTTAGATCCAGTCTCATGCGGGACGATTGCGGACGTCGTCTTAAATTATGCGTTCCGGCAAGGCGTGTACTGCGCCAATCCTAACGTGTGGGTTGACGATATTTCGACACTCGTACGGATTAACTGCATGAGCGGGAGTTATGGCATGCGCCTCGTGCCCGGCCGTCACGGCTTCGAAGCATCGTTGTTTACGAAGATTAAGAGCCGTGATTTTTGGCTCGTTTGGGTTGACTCCGCGCGTACCGATACATGCGCAGCGCTACACGCTCGCTACATCGCCGGTTTTTGCGTGAACTACTAGCCTTGCCATGCTCCTAGTGTATCGCTACCGTGTCAAGTCCCTCGAAGGGTTGCTTAAGGCTCAATCGCGAGCGGTGAACTTCGTCTGGAATTACTGCAACGAAACCCAAAAGTCGGCGTTGAAGTGGAACAAGCGCTGGCCGTCCGGTTTTGACTTGAACAAACTCACGGCAGGCACTAGCAAGGAACTGCGCTTGCACGCGGGCACGATCAACTCGGTGTGCGAGCAATATGCCAAGTCGCGCAGTCAGAAAAAGAGGCCCTTTCTTCGCTGGCGCGGCAAAAAGTCCTTGGGCTGGGTGCCGCTCAAGGGTCGAGATTTGAGGCGAGAAGGCGATGCGTTCCGCTTCGCGGGCAATACATTTCGTGTGTTCTATTCGCGTCCATTGCCGGACGGCAAGATCAAGGATGGCAGTAGCTTTTCGTGCGATGCGCGCGGTCGCTGGTTCTTGAACATTGTGATTGAAGTGGCCGATGCGACGCCTCGCCAAGTTGCTACCGCTATTGGTATTGATTTGGGATTGAAAAACTTCGCCGCTCTTTCCACTGGCGAAACTATCGGTAATCCGCGCCATTTGAGAAAACTTGCGGGCGATCTTGCCGTAGCGCAGCGTGCGGGCAAGAAGGGCCGCGCGCGCAACATTCACGCCAAGATCGGCAACGCGCGAGCCGACTTTCACCACAAACTTTCGTTCCGCATCGTGCGAGAGTTCGATTACATCGCGGTAGGCAACGTCAATGCCGCCGGACTCGCCAAAACCAACATGGCGAAATCCGTTCTCGATGCAGGTTGGTCTAGCTTCCGCAACCAACTCCGCTATAAAGCTATTAAGCACGGCGCATGGTTCGCAGAGGTTAGCGAATATGGTTCTACCCGAGTCTGTTCGTCTTGCGCATGCGAGACGGGGCCGAAAGGTGTCGCAGACCTCGGAATAAGAAACTGGATATGCAGTGAGTGTGGTACTTCGCATGATCGTGATACTAACGCTGCTCTAAATATCCTTTTCCGTTCGGGACATCGAACGCCTGTAGAGGGAATCCCCGTCCTTTAGGGCGGGGAGCATGTCAAAAATAAATGTCCTTCAGATTCGATCAATTCAGTTACCAGTGAACGCGCTCAAGGGCACGTCGAGTCGCTTACTCCGAGCGTCACGCCCAGATATCGCCGGGAAATACTGGCGCGGCGTGCTGTGGTCACCGTCCTATTTTGCAGTGAGCGCGGGCGGAGCGCCGCTGGCGACCATCAAGCAGTACGTCGAGGCTCAGCGCACAGCCAAAACGCCGTAGTCGCCGGACCCCTCTACCTCCCCGCCATTCATGGCGGGGTTTCACGGGGCTTCTGACGATGAGCGACAAGCGCCCGCCCTACGTGTTCGAGTTCCCGTCTCGGGCGCCCGATCTAGTCAAAGCTTTCCGACGTCGGCGCCCGGACGTTATCGAGTTTTGGCGGGCCGCTGATCTCGACGCTGACGGTGAGCCCGTCGACCGCACCCGCCCTGTTGACGAGTAGTCCGCCGCTGATACGCGGCACGCATTTGTGCGGCGCGTCGAACTCCTCGGCGATCTCAGCCTTGAAGGCGTCGAGCTTGTCGTCACGCTCGCTCACTCGTCGCCCTCATGCTCAGCCTCGCACGCCTCGGGGATGGGCTCGGGCTCGTGCCCTACCATCTTGAGGTACAGCCGCTCAGCCTCGTCAGGCGTCACGTCCTTGCCGATCACTACATCGTCGGGCTCGCGGGTCGGGCTCACTTCCACCCGGGCGAGCCGCGGTAGATTGAACTCCATGATTGACTGCAACGCGTCAATGAACCCTTTCGGATTCGGCGATGTGCCGCGGCTCAGCACGGCGCCCGTGCGCGCGTCGACCACGCGGGGCGTCCCGTCGCGTATCGCTACCAGCGCAGCATAGGCGCTCGGCATGAGCGCGTTCACCATCTGCGAGATCATGAAGCGCGTTATTTCCGTGTTGCGATTCGGTGATCCCTTGGGCCGGCCGATCTTAGGCTTAGCCGTTGAGCTTTCCACCACGGATATGACGCTTGGGTCGTTGGGTTTCATGTTCGCGTAAATCCTGATTTTTTAGTGAGGGCTTAAGATAGCAGCGCGCCAGCCAACAGGCAAACCCGATTGACTTATAGTTATTATTAGTGCCTGAAGGGTACCCTGGCACTTTTTAATCTCTGTTCCTTTCAAAATATTTATAGTAGTATGTATCATTCTGTTCTTATACTACTATAGATATTTTCAGATATGTTGAGAGAAAAATTGACTATCCCCTGTCGTCTTTGATAATACTACTAAAGGATACCTACTCATGTCTAAGTTAGATGAACTTGATGCGAAATACGCTAGAGAACTTCGCGACGCCGCGCGTGAGGCCGAGCGCCCCGCGCGTGAGGCCGCCGCCCGGGCGATACTAGAAGCTAAGTTAGAGAGCAAAGCCCGGCGTGATAAAGCGCGGGCCGCCCGTGACGCGGCTCGCGCTCGGCGCGAACCTGTCTTTGATTCCGGATTCCCTTGCAAACGCGGGCACAACTCGGCGCGCTATACGTGCAACGGCGGCTGCCTTGAATGCCTCGGAATAGCAATCCCTAAGATTGACGATCACGTGCAAGATCGCATTGCAATTGAATGGATCGTGCGAAAAGGATTGACTGCTCCGATCGGTGCCCCGCTATTGAACTATTTAACAGAATGCTTTGTGACGTATTTCGATCATCACGGCGATAAGAACGTGCTCGAACGTCACAAACTCGAAGCGATGCGCGCCACGGGAAAGCCCTACGGCGTCGACGTCGGCTAATGGCTCAGAAGATCAGGCGCCGGGCTCGGATAGGCGGCCGGCGCCGTCCCCTGAAGCCGTGGGAAGCCGCCAGGCTGGCGCGCAACTCCCGCGAGGTGTGCCGGTGCGACTGTATGCCGTTCCCGCACCGTGCGGGCTCACGTTCCGTTGTGCGGATAGGCCGATCGTCTATTACAGTCAAATGTGACGCTTGACGCGGCGCACATCCGGTAGGGTTGGACCTTAGCCCAAGGATATCCCCCACCATGAACCGCCCGCCCATCCTATGCAATTGCGCGCCTGACGCTCAGCACCATGAATACGACATATGGAACGAACACGACGGCGAGGGCTCACTCGAAGGCTCGGGCGACGGGGATGATTATTAGAATGTGACGTGGGTCTCGACGCCTCGGTCAGTTATGCGCGATAATACTCGCGTCTAAACAATCGAGGAGCTTTTACAAATGTTTAAATTACCAATCGACCTGAACGCCATCAAGGCGCTCGAATTGTTCGCCGGCAAGGACGACGTATTGTTCGCCGGCAAGGACGACGAGCGGCACTACTTGAACGGCATCTGGGTCTGCGCAATCGATGCGCGCACCGTGCGCGTGGTCGCGACAGACGGGTATACCTTGGCCGAGCATCGCGTCGCGCTGCAGGAGGGCGGCATGGAGTTCACCGGTGGATTCCCTCAGTCGGGGATCATCCCGCGCGACGCGTTCAAAGCACTCAAGGGCTTTACCGTCTTATCAATCGAGCCGGGCTCCAAGGGCACATTCGACCCGCCACGCTACTCAATCAATGACGGCGAGCGCGTCGGCAAACTGATCGACGGCACGTTCCCTGACATCGATCGGATATGGCCGTCGTCTGTCAGTCTCGAAGCAACACATTTGGATCCGGACTACGTCGCACGCGTCGGCAAGGCGGCGCACCTGCTTGCCGGTAAGGGCCTGCTCCGCTCGGCCTTTTTTCAGAACGGGTCGAACCCCACGGTGTTCAAAGTGCGCGACGACTTCGCGGGCCTCATCATGCCCGAGCGCACGGACAAGGCGAGCATGCCTGAGTGGACGCCGACCAAGTCGCTCGGAGATCCGATCCGCGAGGCCGCCAAAGAGACAGTGATTGCGCTGCGCGATCTGTATGACTGCGCCGCCGCCGGCATTCTGCCGAAGTCGACCGACGATGTTCTTAGCAACGCGCGTAAGTTACTGACGCGGATCGGGATCATGACGCGTGACGACATCGCGGGCATTAACAACTGAGGAGATTTTGCAAATGTTCAAGCGATTACAGATTTTCGTCGAGGAGGGCTTGACGATCGCGTGCATTCTCGCGCTGATCGGCTATGTCTGGTACATGGTGCTTAAGTGTTGAGGCTCATACGGCGTTGGATACAACGACGTAAAGCTTGGGGCGTTTCATACGACCAGCGTTGGCGCCCGAGCGTCAAGCGCAATCAAGCGGGGAGTTTCTAAGAGAATCCGACCCGTCCGCCTAGCGCCGCATGATGCAGCGCTAGGCGGACGGGTCGGAAAGGTTGAGGGCGGGCTATAAGCCCTCGTAATCGTCCACGTCTTTGATGAAGTCATGCGACTGCGCGACGTGATTCGAGCGCAGCACCACGATTAGAGCGACCACGTACAAAAATAGACCAATCCACATATTCGCTGCTCCTAAGTGAGAACCCGATCACATCTTAAGCCCGCTGAGCCGTCTCGTACAAAGTTTTTATGAGACCTACGTCACGAATCTCGCTGCTCGCATGGCCGGCGATTATGAACAGCCTCGGATTGCTTGCCGGTGTCAATTGGATGCCCTCGGGTGCGCCCGGGTGTGGGCCGTACCCCAAGGCCGCCAACATTTCGCGGCACTTGTTGGGCGTCATGGTGCCTCGGCGTACTGAACCTATGAGGGCGCGTAGCGAGTCGAAATTGATCCAGCCGCCTTTGAACCCGACCCGCTTCGCGCGTATCGCCTCGAACACTTCTTGCTCAGCCGCTCCTAGCCCGAGTTCGATCGCCTCGGCAGTGCTCGACGTGATGGGCGCAAATTTACATTCGGTCGCCGGATTGAAATTGTCGTCAATGGGGTCGGTCGCGAGATAATGCGCGATGTGTGCCCATCCTTTGCCGCCGAGTTTCGGGTGCGCCCATGTCCACAAGCGCCGGAAGTATTTCGACTTTGGCTCGTCAATAGAATCGCGCAGCCCGTCGCGTACGAGATCGCCCGCGTATTGTTGAGCCGAGAAAAAGGGCGCGATGCGTCGATCGTCCGGTTCTTTACGTATACCGTCCTTCGAATTCGAGTTGAGAATCGCATTGAAGCAAACTTCGCGCGTCATTTTGTCAATGCCCTTGGGTTGTATCTCAATTCGCGGGCTCGTGATCATCGGCTTGAGCGTTTCCCATAACTCGCCGTGATCGTCCTTAATCTTCACGTCTTCAAGCGCAATGAATAGGCACGCGTGAAGCGATGCGTTGAACTGCGAATCGATATTTTTAGGCGTCGGGCGTTGCGTGTATTTTTCACCAATGCAGTATTCCATCGTGTCCGATACAAACGACTTGCCGTTACCGGGTGCGCCTTGAAGGAACGGCCACCACATGGACTTTTCGCCTTTATGCTGCATCATGAACTTAAGATAGCTGAGCAATATATGCCAATCGGGAACGCCCTTACGCTCAACGGGCCAGAGCTTGCGCAAATGGTCGAGGAACAACGAGACGTCGCCGGGCTCCATGATGATCTCAAGAGGCGCGTACGAATTGATACGGCGTCGGTCGTCGCGTTCGGTGATTTGCCGAGGCGCGATGCGTGGATCGAATTCGAGCTCGTGCACCTTGACCGGCGCCACGATACCCGAGTTTGTGAATGCTTCCCACGCGCTCGCGGTCGGCTTTGCGCCCGTGCATGAGATCAAGAACTCGCATCCCGGGTGACGAATGTCGAAACGCTTTTGATCCAGCAAATAGCCGTCGCTCGTCATGATTTTGCAAACGTCTTCCACGTACACATATCCCTCGAAGCGCCGTAATTGCTCCGAGCCCGTGATCACGCCTGGGCCGTCATATGTTGGGCCGCCGGGCTCGGGACTAGGCGGGGGCGGAATCAGCGGACTGCTCGGAGGCTGCGGGATGGGAACAGCCGGCGCGATGGTCACGGTCGCAACGAGCGACGATACGACGCGCTCAGTAGCTCGATCGTAGCCGGCGGCCCGCGCGTCCATGTATAAGCTCGCGAGCGTACGAGGGCGTAGGGCGGTGTTCTTGCCGAAACTGTCCCAAGTCACGCGGCAATCGTCTGTGCCCTCGTACGTGCTCGCTGTTGCGCTCCAATCGTCCCAAATATCGAACCCGTCTTGCGCACCCTTGCTCGCGTAGTGGATCGACATTCCCGCCTGATACCAGACTTCGCGGTCGGTCGGGTCGATGAACTTGAGCGCCGCGGGCAATTCGTCGCGCTGCATGGGCCAATACTCAACCGCGCCGCCCACATTCGAGACTGCGAGGGGGGCCGCCGGTACGGCCGCGGGCTTCGGTGTCGCCTGAGTGACGAGCGCGTGTAATGAGGCTGGCATGGGTTTGAGCGTGCCCGTGATCGGGTACCCGTGGGAGGGCCAATAAATGATATAGCCGCCATTGCCGCGGGTATCAATGCTCTTGCATTTGACGCCGTCAATCGTCAAGGCTTGCCGGCTTGCGAGGGTATCGCCTGCGAATACGTAATGATGCCCGCCGCTGCGCGTGGTGTGGACAACTGAGCTATTGAGCACGTCCGCATACACCGCGAGAAACGCCGAACTTAGCTCATCGGGCTTGCTGGCCGTGTCATCGTCGATTACCACGATTCCCGAGACGGCGCCCGTAGGCACGCCGACCAACGAGTCAGGCTGAGCCGTCCACCATGCCAAGACTTGCGCCGGATCGCGCGTCGCGTCTTTAAAGCCGTGCTCCGTACGCGGCCGTTTGCTAACCGGGTCGCACGGGAATACAGGATATAAGGTCCGAGCTATCTCTAGCGCGCGGGTCACGATCATATTTTACAGCTTACGCGTTGAAAAAATTGGCGGCTTCTTTCCGCAGCGCGAGCGGCGCCCGCTTCACGTGCTCGTTGCCGTCCACAAGCCCTTGCCGAATGATAACGAAGTACCGGCGCTTAATCGCTTCTTTCATGATCGCCGTGCGCAAGTCGGTCATTGTGCCAAAGTGGTAAGAGATCGTTCCCGTTGCAAGTTTCGCCTTGGCTGCGAGTTCGCGCCGGGTCAGATTGCGGTATCCGACGCGTTGCGCCAGTAGCACGGCCTCGTCGAGTATCAGTTGTTTGCTCAAGTTCTTAACTCCTATGTTTCTGGGAGAACACGCTAATCTTCGCCCGTTGTGAATGCGGCGTTGCCGCCAAGTGCGTTTACTTTGTCAATAAAGCGCTTCTGCGCAACTTCGTGCGGGTCATTGGGATTGAACTTCCAGCCCTCCGGTTTGCACTCGCGCACAAGCGCCCGGCCGATCGTTTGGCCCACCATATCGGCCGTGATCAGCACGGGCTCGATACCACACAAATCCGAAGATTTGCATTTCTCGTTAAATTTCTTGCTGATGTTCCCGAGGCCGTACCGTACCTGAACCCCGCGAGCGTCCTTGAAGGCGCCCGAGTTATTCCGCAGCAACCATGCGCCCCGCTGAGCGGCCTTGAGTTGTTCGCGTGCCTGTACTGTGCGCTCGTCGGTCATGCTTGCACCACGTTACGCGCGAGTAGATACGACTGAATGCGCCCCTCAAGTTCGAATGCGTCCTTAGCGTTGAGTATCTGAGCGCTGATGATATCGACGCCGAAATCGTAATAGAAACGCTTTTGCGCCTCGCGCAGTAGCAGTCCCAAATGTGCCATGTAGCCGCCGTAAAGGGCCATGAGCGCACGCAATGACTGTTGCCCTACCTGGCGCTCGTGATGCGTACGGACTATTACACCCGAGGCCGCGGCGGGTGCCGCTGCGGGTATACGTGGCGCCCCGTCGACCCGAGCGAGTTCGCGGCGCAATGCCGCGAGCACCGTACCGTCGAGTTCGATCATATCGCCGTCGACTTCGTCCGGCGTCGCGCGCCCTTGGATTATGACGGGTGAGCTGCAATAGGGACATGCGATCAGGAACCGCTCGAAGGGCTGTAGACATTCCAAGCACGTGCGCAACAGCGATTTTTGCGAGTTGCCGCGCTTCGTCTTGGGATCGTCGAGCGTGTAGATTTGCGGGATATCAGGTAACCCGTGGCGTAGGACATTCTGCACGTGGTCGATAATGATTGCCTTGGGCTTGCCGCTCGCGGCGATGTATGCAAGGCGCTCGGCGTCCGTGTACGAGCCCCAATTCTTGAATATCTCGGGCGCGATCAGCACGCGCAGCGCGCGGCCGATTTGCTGCGCAAAAAGTTGAAATGAGTTTGTGGGCCGGGCCATTGAGATCACTTCTACGCCCGGCACGTCGACGCCCTCGCCGAGCACGTCGACGCTCACAAGCTGCATTATCTCGCGATTGCGGAACTTATGCATGAGCGCGGCGCGGATGTGGAGCGGCGTTTCGCCCGTGATGATCTGAGCTTCCACACCGGAGGCGCAATACTTTTTCGCGATCTCGGTCGCGCTTTGAATATCGACGGCGAATGTAATACCGAGTTTGCCGGGCGCAAACTTGCGGTACGCGTTCACGATATCGCCGACTATGCGCGGGCTCGCGTGAATGGCCGCGCGTACTTCTTTCGCGTTGTATTCGCCGGATTCCGTGACATGGAAGCCCTGTAGATTCACGTCAGTTGACGGACATATGAAACGATAATCCGTAAGGAACCCGCGATCAATGAGGCTGCGACAGTCAGGGCCAATAATGAGACGATCCACAACGCCACTTGCGCCGCGACCGAGACCGCGTCTATCGCCACGGACAGCGTGAGCCGTAGGCAAGAGCCCGCGAGCGTTCGGAAACATCGCAAGAGCCTTGCCCCACTTGTTCGCTTCGAGTACATGGTGCCCCTCGTCAATGATCACTAATCCGACATTTTGGAACCAAACATCAGCCGACGAGTCCCGGCGAATAAGCGTATCGACGCCCGCGACGCGTGTTTTTGCGCGCGGATCGTGGTACGTGGTCCCATGTAGCGACAACTCGGCCGTAATGATTTGGCGGACGATCGGGGCGGGCGCAATGATAAAATGCGGAACGGCTTCACGGTTTAAGGCTAGCGCAAGTTGCGCGAGCAATTCCTGACGGTGAGCTATGACCACGGTCGGGACGTCAAGCCGTTCGATAATGTGCCCAATTATGACAGTTTTCCCCGAGCCGGTCGGCGACGTCATCATGACGTTACGGGCGCCGTCGGCCCAAGCGTCGACCACGTCACATTCTAGCCTTTGTTGGAAATCACGAAGCATTATTTGCTCGGGCTGTTGACACGGCCGTCATTTAGCCTGAGACTGACGGCTCGGTCAACTACTAATTTACGGAGCCCTTCACATGCAAATTATGCTTGACACAACGACATATGAGCACCCGGCCGCGCTGCGCGCCCTGGCGAAGTTCATTGAAGCGATAGCCGCAATTGAAGACGCGACACCCGCCGCTGTCTCTGCTAGCGGTATCGTAGAGATCAAGGACACAAAGGCCGCCGCTGAGTTCTTCGGGACGGACGGCAAGGCCGATACGGTCGCGAGAGAGACGGCGACCATTCTCGACTTTAAGACGTCGGACAGTCTACCGCCCGACCACTTCGAAAAAACTGGCACGGCCGCGCCGCCCGTGATTCCGCCGCCGTCGGCCGGCCTCTATACGTCGAGCGGTACAACGGCGGCGATTCCGCTACCGCCTGTGCCCGTGCCTGTGCCTGTGCCCGTGCCGCCGTCTGCATTGCCGCCCATCCCGAAGCCGCCCGGCGAAGCGCCCGCGCCTTTGTTCGACTTGGCTGGCGTTCAGTATGACGCAAATCTGCACAGTTCGACGAAGTCGAAGACGATCGATGGCCGATGGAAAGCACGCCGCAACCGAGGCGGGTCGCAGATTCCGCCGGCCGGCGCCGTCACAGTTGTTGCTGCGCCCCCGATCCCGCCGCCGCCCGCTTCGGTGAGTCCCCAATCCGACGACGGGGACGACATCGACGTCGAGGATGATTCCGGCGAACCTACTGGACTACCGGCGGGGTCGGCGCCGATCGGCATGACAACTGCCGCGGATTTTCTGAAGTTCATTGATAAAATCACCGAAGGGCTAAACGCCAGTACGGTGACACAAGCGAAGATTGCGGAAGTATTGACGCGATTCTCGATCGATTCACTGTTCTCGCTGAGCGCGCGGCCGGAACTTATCGCGGGTGTTTCCGCTGCCTTTGGGTTCGCGCCGTGAGAATGCAACAGATAGGGCCGCAACAACCGGAAGCGCAGCCGTCGTATCTATTTCGCTTCGGCGTCGTGGCCCGGCACGTGCTCGGTCTTACGTGGGAATGGATTGACATGGACGGCAAGCACGTTTCGTATGTAATAGCCGAACACGTCGACTATGCATCCACGCTCAGCGAACAATTTTTGCAAACTAGGAGTAATCGGTAATGGCACGATCGACAAGCGGACGCCTCGCGCGCCGCGGTAAGAATCCGGACGTTCTACAAAAGGCGTTCGAAGCCGGCGCAAAAACCGGATGGGAACAAGGCACGGCCGCCTTTGCGAAACGTCTCGCATCGCCCGAGGGCGTTGTGCTTCCCGACGGGCGCATAGCGCGGCTCGTGTATTTCCCGAAGCCCGCGTTTGCGCCCACGGGCGAACTCGTCGCCGCCGAGGCGCCCGGGCTAGATACGCCAGCCCCGATCGGTATCGTCGACCCGCCGCAAATACCGCTCGGCAACCCCGAGGTATCAAACAAATGACCCTCAAATATTTACCGCTGATATTGCTCGTGCTCGCGGGCTGCGCGACGCCTTCAAAACTTCCGCACCGCCCCGCGTGGGAGAGTTTCAATATTCAAGGACACGGCACGGATCATCATTGTAAAGGACCGGATATCGCAAAGCATATGCCGATGTATGTCTACGGCGGGGACGGTACGCCGTTTTTCCTAGAGTGCATCGCTGAGCACGAAGATGACGAAGACGGCCCGCCCGGACAACTTAGCCGCATGGCGAAAACTGACAAAGTGTGGGCTATCACAATGCCTAAAATGGAGTCAGTCGAAGTAATGGTGCCGCACGTTACCGAAGGTACTGTGCTGCTATGCTTCCGAGCCGTACGTCAGAATGCGCTCGATTGTTTTTATCGTAACGATGAGACAGGCCAGATGATTATCCGACACGTCGAATCAAACATGACAGGAGTTTAACTATGTACGCATTTATCATGATGGTTGCGGTTCTTCAGAGCAACGGCGAATACGCCACGTTCAGCGAGACTTTTAGCGATCCCGAGGCATGCATCGCTAAAATCGAAGTCGTCAAGCATATGGATTTGTCGGCGACCGATGCGAAAGCGCACGTAGTATACGCGGAATGCGTCCGCGTCGAGGCGGCCCCGTGAGCACCGGACACGCACCTGTTCCGCCTTCGTTTCTCGATACCGTGGTGCATTGTCACGGGTCGCTGGCCCTCGCGCGAGCGAACCCGCAGCCCGATACGGACGCCACGCGCGAGGGCAACGTTGCGCACAAGGTCGCGATGCTGTATGCGCTCGCTAGCACGCGAGACGGCATAGCGCCCGAATCTAAATGCTGCGTACTCCCGAAGCTCGGCGACATCATCGACGGAATCCGCGTCGACGCCGAAATGGTCGGCGGCGCGAAACTTTACGCCGAGGCGCTCGAAGGCTTCGCCGGGAACCCCGAACAAACAATCCCCATTCACCGAATACATCCGGGTCTAATCGATCCTGAAACCGGCGAGATCACGGAAATTTGTTTCGGCACGCCCGACTTTTGGCAATACCGCCATGAGACAAAAACGCTGCGAATTACGGATTATAAATACGGACACTTGTACGTCGAAGTTTACGAGAACTATCAGCTAATAGCGTATGCGGCTGGCGCGCTTGAATTGCTCGCGAAAACGGGCGTACTCGAAGCCGATATCATCGTCGAGTTTCTGATCGTGCAACCCCGCTGCTATAGCGCCGATTCGCCCGTGCGCGAGTGGGTTACGTCGGCGTCGAATCTGCGGACGTACATAAACGAAGCCGCGCAAGCCGTGGCCGACGCATTGGCGCCGAACCCGAAGACGAAAGCCGGGACGCATTGCCTATTCTGCCCCGCTCGCGGGATTTGCAAGACGGCCCACAAGGCGAGCACGGCAATCCTTGAATACGCCGGCACGGTCGAGGCGATGTCCCAAAATCCGCACGAGGTAGGGTTGCGACTCAACCTGATTAATGCCGCGATCACGATTCTAAAGGGCGTCGGCACGGGGCTTGAGGAGCAAGCTATGCAGATGATCCGGCGTGGCGCCGTCGTGCCGTGGTTCAAGATTGGGCATAGTACGCCGCGCGAAGTATGGACAAAGCCGGCGGCGACTGTCGCAACGCTCAGCGTACTTGCCGGCAAAAAGATAGCGCTGACAGAACAAGCCTACGCTATGACACCGAAACAAGCGATTAAAGCGGGTATACCCGAGGCGCTTGTGCGGATGTTCAGTACGCAACCGCACGGCAAGGCACGACTCGAAGCTGAGAGCGACGCAAGTCTAGCAAGAGTTTTTAAACGTTGACCGCGCGGTCAGTCAGTGTATAATTTCGTTCGATCGTTTCAATCATAAACGGAGCATTCACAGATGGCACGAAGCAACGCCGCAAGGCAAGTAGTATTTCCCGGTAGTCGTTTTTTGATGGGCTCAATGTACAAAGCGTCGGACAAGGACGCGGACGGTAAGCCCCGAATCGTCAAGACAGGACAGAACGCCGGACAGCCCACGCAACAGTTCTTTTTCGCGTTCGGGATTCCCAAAACGCCGGGCTTCACGCACTGGGCGCATGAGACTTGGGGTGCTGAAATTTGGGCGGTAGGCAACACCTGTTTCCCTAAGATCGCCGAGGGTGATCAATTCTCATGGAAAATCGTGGACGGCGATTCGCCGAAGCCAAACAAGAAGGGCATTGCACCGAATAAGCGCGAAGGCTACCCGGGCCATTGGGTCGTATCGTGCGCCTCAACATTCGCGCCGAAGATTCGCACCGCGGACAACAGCGCAGCCATTCTTGAGCCCGATGTGTGCATGCCCGGAGACTTTATCCAAGTGGCTGCCACAGTCGACGGCAACGCCTCGACACAGAACCCGGGCGTGTATATAAATCACGACTTCGTTCTGTACCTCGGGCCAAGCGCCGACGGTCGTATCGTATCCGGAGCTGACCCGTCCGCTGTCAATTGGGCGGGTGCTGCCGCTACGTCCGCGGCTATCATGTCCAAGATCGTCGCAACGCCCGTTGCGCCCGGTGTGGCAGCCGTTCCGGCGCCCCGCCCCGCCGCGCCCGCGGCCGTCCCTGCCGTTCCGAGCGTGCCGACCGTCCCGGTAGCCGCCCCCACGGCCGTAGCCCCGTCCCCGGGGTTCCTGGCGCCAGCCGGCGCGGTCCCGCGCCCGCCCGCGCCCGCTGCACCCGTGCATACTTTGACGGCGCTCGCGGCCGGTCATTCGTATGAGACGCTGATCTCTCAGGGATGGACCGATGCGCTGTTGATTCAGAACGGGCTTATGCTCGCTGCGGGGGGTGTTTAGCCTTTCGGCGTTAGTCGCCGAGATACATCGCCGGGCCGCCGGGTCCGGTGATAGTATCGACGACGATATCCCGTTTTGATCCATGTTCCCGCCCGCGCGCCAAACGCCCCGCTAGCCCCGAGGGCAAAATGTGACACAGCTTAAAAACTGCAACATATCGGGGGATGAGGAAAGGTCACGGTAAGGCGCGCGGGAAATGGGGCGAGGGGGAACGCCGTGATCTTTCGAATTATTTACGAAATCGATGTAGATACCATGCAATACCGGATCAAATTTAAGGCTGAGGGACTATCCGACGAGGAAAGCTACGCCGAATGTCTTCGTGCGCTTGCGACCCTCGAAGCGCATTTGCTCTACGGGAAACCGGCCGCCGCGAGCGTCCATTGACGTGATGATTCCAACGTTCGATTTTGAGTTCCGCGGCGACGCCGGATACGTATACGATTACGCCGGCCGCAAATGGGGACCGTTGCCCGGATTTTCGAAACAGAAAAAGGGGTTGCCCGCAGTCGGCTTGCATGCGTTCGTCGAGCATTACTCTTTTCGACCATTGCTCCTCGCGTACGATTTGACGCCCGAGCTAGGCGGCGCCACGGTGAAGCAATGGGAACTCGGGCAAGACTTCGACGTCTTGCAGCCGCTATTCGCCCACCTACGGGCCGGCGGTTTGATAGAAGGGCATTACGTCGCGACCGAGCGCGTTGTCTGGAATCGCTATTGCGTCCCCGTGTACGACTGGCCGCCCATCACAATCGAACAGACGCGGTGCAGTTCGGTGAAGTCGAGGGCTGCCGGATACCCTAGCTCGCTCGGCGATGCAACAGCCGTGCTTAAAACGCCGATACAAAAAGATCCGGAGGGCAAACGGCTGATGAAAATATTTTCAATGCCGCACAAGTGGACGAAGAAAATACCGCGGACGCACACGCAACCGCGCGAAGCGCCCGAGGAGTGGGCGCGGTACAAATCGTACAACGTCGACGATATTGTGTCAGCGTCGCAACTATCCGCGCGTTGCCCGGATCTCACGCCGTCCGAATTGCGCCTATGGTTCCTCGACCAACAGATCAATGATCGCGGAATGGCTGTCGATCGCAAGGGCGTCAAGGATTGCATCGCAGTTGTAAATCAGGCTTACGCGAAGTACGGCGCCGAACACATCGCGCTAACCGGCGGCATTAAACCGACCGAACTTTTACAGATGAAAAAGTGGCTCGCGGCGCGCGGCGTTCATATGTACGATATGACCGAAAAGACAATCGACGAGACGGCCGACAAGCTTGGCGCCGCGACGTCCCTATCGCCCGAGCAAGCCGGAGCGTTGCGCGCATTGCGCATCCGCCAAGTGCTCGCGAGCGCCAGCGTTAAGAAGCTTTTCGCCCTCGACGCTATGACGGCGCGCGATGGGCGCGTGCGCGAAATGTATATGATGCATGCCACGCACCACGGCCGGACCGGCGGATATGGCCCGCAGCCAGCGAATTTGTATAAGGGGGAATGGCACACGCCCGAGGAGGTTAACGCCGCGCTTACCGTGCTGGCGTCGCGTTCGCTCGATACCGTCGAACGAGCGTACCCGAAATTATCGGCGCTCGACGTGGTCAACAATTGTTTGCGCTCGCTGTTCGTCGCGGCTCCCGGGCATACGCTGATCTCGTCGGATTATTCGGCGATTGAGGGCGTCGTGCTCGCGGCCCTCGCGGGTGAGTCGTGGGTACTCGAAGTGTTCCACACGCACGGGATGATATACGAGGCGCAAATTGCGCGCATGATCGGCGTCCCGTTTGAAGATTTCGTAAAGCATCGGGTCGATACCGGCGGCACGGCGACGTACGGCCCTGATGGTAAGCTGATCGGTATCAAGGGCGGCAAGCATCACCCGTTACGCCAACAGGGCAAGCTCGCGGTCCTGTCCGGCGGCTACGCGTCATGGATCAACGGCTGGAAAAAATTCGGGGCGGACGAATATTATGATGGGGACCGCGAGATCAAGGCCGCGATTATGTCATACCGAAATTCTGTCCCGGCTATCGTCGAATTTTGGGGCGGACAGACGCGCGATAAGTTTCGCAACAGCGAACGCGAGGAACTTTACGGGCTCGAAGGCGCCGCCATAGCGGCCGTGTTGAAACCCGGCGAGTGCTTCCGAGTGGGCGCCATAGCCCTCCAGATGGGAGGGGACACCCTTTACATGCAATTGCCGAGTGGTCGGACGATTCCGTATCATTCGCCGCGCCTACGCCCCGCCACGCGGGATTACGCGAGCCCGTGGGAATTGGCCCTAACATACGAGGGCTGGAATTCGAACCCCGAAAAAGGGCCGCCCGCTTGGATCGAAATGGACTTGTACGGCGGCGTGTTGACTCAGAACGCGACCGGGGGCACGGCGCGCGATATCCAGATGCACGGCATGGAAAACGTCACGGCCGCCGGGTACCCGATCGTCATGCACACCTATGACGAGACCGTGGCCGAGGTTCCGCTAATCGAGACGCTGTCCGCGAAGTCCGTCGCAGGGCTCGAACAAGGGCTAAACGACTTGCCGGCGTACGCGAAGGGCTGGCCCATATTCGCTAAGGGCGGATGGCTCGGCCCGCGCTATGGTAAATGGGATTGATGTAGAACTGTGACGGAAGTCTCGACGCTTCGGTCAGTTTTTAGGCATAGTGTTTACATGCTTCGCATCAAACCATCCCCTGAAATGCGAAAAACCCGGCCGCATCCTGACGCCGGCCGTCATCAACGGCGCAACGCCGCTTAAGACGATTTTAACAACGGAGATAAACGAATGAAATTGACAAAAGTGATCGTTAAAAAATGGGATGCTTGCGCCGAAGGGTACAAGTATTTCTTAGAGAATTTCCCGCAAGGCGGGGACTATGCAGCCGTGCAGTCCAAGCTACACGCCGACAAAAAATTTGAATGGGCGTCATGGCTCACGAACGCAGCATGGAAGGCCGCATTTGAGACGCCGGCCGAAATGTACGCGCTGACAAAATCGGAAGTCGATCAAACGATTGCAGACGCGAAGGATTCGCCACAATCAGCCACGGGCTACGGCAGCACGGCGGCGAGTTCGGGCGACGGCAGCAAGGCGGCGAGTTCGGGCAACTACAGCAAGGCAGCGAGTTCGGGCTACGGCAGCACGGCGGCGAGTTCGGGCGACGGCAGCACGGCGGCGAGTTCGGGCAACTACAGCAAGGCGGCAAGTTCGGGCAACTACAGCAAGGCGGCGAGTTCGGGCAACTACAGCAAGGCGGCGAGTTCGGGCGACGGCAGCACGGCGGCGAGTTCGGGCTACGGCAGCACGGCGGCGAGTTCGGGCTACGGCAGCAAGGCGGCGAGTTCGGGCGACGGCAGCACGGCGGCGAGTTCGGGCTACGGCACCGTTGCCTTTGTGGCTGGCATCGATGGGTCGGCAAAGGCCGGCGACAACGGCTGTATCGCACTGTGCTACTACGACGGCAAGCGCAATCGAGTGCTCGTCGGCTATGTCGGCGAGGATGGGATCGAGGCTGACACGTTCTATGTCGCTCGCGGAGGGAAATTAGTCAAGCAAGTCTGAGGGTAAAAAAAAGCCCCCTATTATGAGTAGGGGGCTAGCTGTACGCGCGAGGGGGAGTGAGTCTCGCGACGTGTTTCAGAGGGAGTCGACAAGCGACGCCGTATAAGCCTTGAAATCTTCGGAGGTGTAAAAATGTTCTTGCCGTAGGTCTTTGTTGTCGCCGTCCCATGAGGAGCGGCCGTACTTGTGGACGGCGTACCAGTATTCAAAGGCTCCTACGTTCGACATTCCCTCGGCTTTGAGCGCGGCACGCAACGTGTTGTCAGCCCAATCCTTGCCCCGAGTCCGATCGCCGCCGTAAAGCCAATCGTGAAGCGCTGCGGGGCGTCTGGATAGGCCGTCGCGATCGAGGTTCGGTAGCCAGTCGATCATATGGGGAATCGACGCCATATCTGTGATGAAACCTTGGGGGACGGTGATCATTTCCCCATGGTCCGTCCAAACGAGGGGCGCCCCGAACCGCCAAAGGTCGGGGCGCTTATCGATCGCTATCAAGTCGAGTTCGGTCAGAAACATGTTACCCGCCCGCGTCGGTGATCACCCACTTGCACACGGTAGCGATTGCGAGTTGCGTACTTGACGAAATAGCGCCCTGAGTCGCGATTGATATCTGAGCTTGTATCGCCTCGGTAACGGCCGCGGTCAAGATACCCGCGAGAATCTGATCAGCCGCGGGCAAATTGAGCGCGAGAACTTTGTTGTTGATCAGTTTCTCGACGTCGGGCAAAGCGACGGACACGCCGGTATCAGCGGCAAGTACGGCCTTCGCGATTGAAACAATACGCGCGGCTTTCACGGCGTCGCCTTTGACTACCGAAGCAACAGCCACGGCGACGGCGGCCTGTTCGAGCGGCACGGCGGCCGGCGACTGGGTGTAGGCGTTGATCGCCGCGCATCCGTCGAGGGTGAGCATGGACAACATGCATAAGGCGAAACTCGATCGGGCGTTTCTCATGGCTTCGGATCTCCAATGGTGGGGGAAAGCGTGATGGCTGCCGGCTTCTTTTCCTGATACGCGATCAGTATGACGGCGACGACAGTCGACACGGTATGAATTGCAGTCGCGGACAATCCGAGACTCGCGAGAAAATCCGGCGTGATGTACGGTAAAGCATTCCCGATGATCCCGATAGCGGCGCCGAAGTAATTCGAGATTTGTTTTAACTGAGGCTTGACAATTGACTCAGACATGTGATTGCTCCTACTTAATGGCGGCAGTATACACCGTTAGTAGGCGGCGCATCCACCCCAATTCGAACACCGCCGAATTGAGCTTCGCATAATGCACGGCCCGATGGGCGGCGTACTCTAGCGCTAAAGCGTCATGATCCGCGTGCGCCGTTATGGCGGCTATTGTACCCGCCCCGACTACCTGATCAACTTTGACGTTGAGCGCCTGTTGCAGAAGCATTACGGCGGTTCCCGGCCCTTCGTTGACGCCACCGTCAAACGCGAGCGCGGCCACGCCGGACGCGGTCCCCACGATTTGGGCCGCGCCGGTCGTGACCCACTGATCGCATTCGTACAAATGCGTGACGTGCGCGACAGTCAGATCCTTAACGTTCGCCGGCATGGTTGGGTCCGAATGTTGCCCGTGGGCGTTGACGTGGTCGAGATATTTTTGCGTGATTCCCATGTTGGTAGGGCCGCCCGGGTCTTTCGGGTTGTTCACATACCCGCCCTCAAGCTTGATCGTCAACGCGATTATTTCGGCTTGCGTCATCATCTGGAAACCCTCAATGTTTTACCCATTCAATTAGTCCCGTGACTGAGGCTCCGACAGTCGCCGCCGCGCATGTCACGGCCCATAGCGCGCCCTTGCCACGGTCTAACGTGCCGTTTAATTCGGTTACGGCTGTCGTCAATTTCGCGACCTGAACCGCGAGAGCGTCTATCTTGACGTCGTGGGCGGCCCGCGTCTCGCGCAACGCCGTGACTTGCTCGCGCAAATCGTGGATCGTATCGGCGTCGGCTCGTGCCATCATGTGAATATCGCTCATATCAGTTGCCCGTCGCGATGTAGAAATAATCTTGCGTCACACCCACATTGCACGTAAAGCCCGTCTTACTCGGCAAGCCGGTCAGGTAATACGTTGCGCCCGCGCCGACGGGCGTCATGGTAACGGCCGTGCATGCATTCGGGAATGCCGGCGAGAACGCGACCGAATTTGAGCCGTTCGTCAGCGCTACAATGCCGCTTCGAACAATTTGCGTCGCGGCCTGTGCCGCCACAACAGCCTTTACGAATGCCGTTGTGGCAAGCTTCGCCGAATCGTCCGAGGTTGCCGGCGTCGGCGCCGTGGGGACGCCCGAGAGCGTCGGGGATGCGAGGGGGGCATAGGTTGCCAGGGCTGCCGCGAGCGCGGCCTTTACGAACGCCGTCGTGCCGATTTGGGTTGAATTTGACGCGGTCGGCGCGGTCGGCGCCGTGGGCGTGCCTGTCAATGCCGGCGAATTGATCGGGGCGAGGCCGGCTGTTGATACGCCGGTATTCCATAAATCCCCGCCGTCCGAATATACGCTCGTCGGCGTGTTGGATCCGGCTGGTATTGTTACGGAGTTCGAGCCCCCGTTTACGGCGGCCGATATGGTAAACGCGCCCGCCATAATATTGACGATAATCCAATTGCCTATAAGCCCGGCCGGAAACACTATCTGTAGATTGCCGGTCAGCGTTCCCTCAAGAATTATAATCGGTTTGGAAAAAATATTCGGCGGCAAAGCGACACTGCCCGAAGCGACCGCAACCAATCCCGCGCCGTAATTAGCTACGGGAGCCCATCCGGCATTCCCCGAACTCGTGTCGGGATTTGCCGAATTGCCGGCCGATTGATTTAACCAATAGCCCGTTCCGTCGGCCCTGGCGACTAAGGCGCCGACGGGGTATCCGCCAATTGCGGAAGCGCGCGCCGCGTTAAATGCGGGTAAAGCGCCAGCCGCGAGCGCCGCGATGTTTGCCGTGATCATGTACAAAATACCATTCATGTCCTGCCCGAAGAACGGTAACCCGCCCGAGGCTTCGGCCGTCATGGTCGACGGCGGGAATGCATCCGTGAACGAAGCTTGATTCGGCGTAACCAAAATCTGCGACGGAACAGGTATCGGCAACGTTATATAAGTCGGATTCGATGCGCCCGAGCCGAACGGCTGAGTGATCAAATTATTGGTTGCATTTGGGTCGGGCGTGGACATAGTTTTCTCAGTTTACGCTAAGGGGTTACGATCGTAAAGGCGACGCCCGGGGGAACGGGAATCACGCCGGATTGCTGCAAAATCGCCAATTGGATGGGCGTAGGCGTAAAATTCAGATTGAAACTCATAGCCATGACGCCCGTGCTTTGCACATATGCCTGACCGACACCGTAGAGAATTTGCAATAACTGATTCAAAGCCGGAACCGTGGTCGCGGCAATATTGGCGAACGCCTTCGCGAGAATCAATTGACGGTACGAATTATCGCTTAGCAAATATGCTTGCGTGGCGTTGTGCCCCGTGTACATCGCGCCGTCGCCGCCGAGAGTCGGACCTCGATTATCGGCCATCGTCTGCCAGTCTTGCGACGGATAAACTTGAGGCGGAATATCGAAGCCGACGTACGGCGTTGTATTTGGAATCTGCAACAACCGCGATACCTTCACGATTCGCCCGAGTATGTCTAGGCCGAACCCTTGAGCCGTATCAACGTTCCACACGTATGTCAAGAAATTTGCGAAGTTCGCCGATTGATCACAATATTCGTTCATGTTGTCAATGAGCTTGAGCAACGTAGGTGAGTTCGCGTACTGCGAAATGACGGTAGGCTCGTAATTGAAAAGCGTATCAGTCGGGGGCGGCCCCGAGGAAACCACGAACCCGACGAGCGAGCCCACGGCGATCCAAATGGGGAACGGAATTCCCGGCCCGATGTTTTGTGAAAGCACTATACCGGCCGGAACCGTGGTCGAGGCGGCAATACCGATCGCGCCCGGGAGTAATCCGAGATTCGCGAGCGCGGTCAGGGCGTCGGCTTCGCTCAATCCGATAAGGTCCGGAACCTGAACGGCCGCGCGGCCCTGCGATATCTCAAGACTGATGGACGATCCAGCCGTCGCATATGTACCGCCGAGCGGCGATTGCAGCACGACGTTACCCGGGATGATTAGAACATCATCGATAGCAGTTACGTCGCCGAGCACGAAGCCCGCGGCTTGAATAGCGGCGATTGCGAGAGCTTCGGACAAGTTCTCGACATTAGGCACGAGCACGCCGGCTGATTCAGTGAGATTGACGGGAGAACCGAAAGGGGTAACAGTTCCGCCGATAGGGGATTGAGAAAGTACGGTAGTCGGCGGCGATGCGCTCGCGACAGTCGTCACAGTTCCGACGATAAGGCCGGCGGCTATAATGTCCGCTTGTGCAATTGCGTCGAGTAATCCGAGCACATCCGGAACGGTCGCCGTACACGAGACTGTCGGAAAAGCCGCGACCGGTGGTGTGAAGTTCGTCGAATATCGAGTGACGCCCGACGTGATGCGAATGTCCGAAAAGTAATTAGGAGAGCCGCCCGCGCCGCCGACGAATGCACTAGTGTCAGCATCATAGTAACCGTTGAGTGTGACATGCCCCGCTATCGGAGTAAGCGCATACAACGCGCTATCAGGCGTCCACCCCGAGCCCACGCCGTCAATGAATATCTGTAAATTTACATAACCCGGATGCGTTGCATTAGGGCGGGCTTCCGCCGCGAAATGATGCCAGGTCGCGGCGGTAAATCCCGACACTACCGATACGCTAGTATTGAAAGCATTGACGTTAAGCGTTGCATTGCCGCTACCGTCACTCCCGATTAAAAGACCGCTTAACTGTCCCGAAATTTCCTCGCCTATCGTCAATAGTTGCTGAACAAAGCTTGCAGTTGCGGTCGCGTAAATCCATCCTTCTACGGTCCACGCGCTGACGATGCTTAGGTCGAATACCGATCCCGCGATAAAAGGTGCGGAGTACACCACGGAAGGAAGGGGGGAACTGAATGGGCTTTCAAGTGATTCTGCCAGCCCCACGGGATTCGCAGGGGACGACACATACGACGCTGCAGATAGAAGCGTAAACGGCGGATTGGCTACATTCGACGAATCGTCGGCATTGCCGTTCAACGGCAGCAACAAAACAACGCTAGACCAATTAGGATCGCAACTCATATGAGCGTCACCGCGATATTAGCCGCTACAATCGTAGGAGCCTGATCAATCCCCATTTGCAAGCTATTCGAAGCCGGCGACGCCGTGAAGCCGATTAGAATCGAAAGTATCGATACCTCGGGGCCAATGAGTGAGACCGGCGCGTAAAATTTACTTGCGAGAACTATCGCGCCTATGCGGGCGCGCAACGACCCGTCCGCGCCCGTAAAACTGGCAATGATCGCCTGTTGCACGAGCGTTACGATATTCGCCGGCAAGTTCGCATTGGTCGCAAGCTGCACGGCGAAATAGATCGGCGTAGCGGCCGGCGCGATGTACGCGACCGTGTACGTAGGGATCGGATACTGATAGCCGCTCGTATCTTGAATTGACTCCGTAATCACGGTCGCGCCCGCGCTTCCGGTCGCTGTCTGGTAGCCCGGTCCGATATTCGCGGCTTGCCATAGCGCGGTTGCCACGGCGACGCCGCTACCGCCGACCACGGCCGCGTAAATGCTGCGCGCCGCGCATGGATACGAAGTTGAATTCGGGTTGCCGTTGAAAGCGCCACTTTGAACGCTATCCGTATTGTTCTGAGTCACGAATACATCGATCACATTCGGCACGGCGAAAAGCTTCGCGTAGATTGCCGGCAACGAGCCTTGCGCGTTGATTCCGACTGACTGCTGTCGACGGTACTCGAACGCGGCCGGCGTCTCGACGTTGGCGCCCGCGACACCCGGCGACGTATTGTTGACAGCGTCCCATCCGGGGATTGCCTGATAAATCGTCGTGACCGTATCCGCGGGGCACGCAGTCGGGCCGGCGACTTGCGCGGCGAACGGTAGCGTGATTGTACCGCTAACCGGGATCACGCCCGCCGCTTGGCATATGTAGATATTCCCGCTCGTGTCTTGAGCCATCGCGCCTATCGGAATCGGCGTATTGAACGCGCCGACGCATTGCAGATTGACAACGGTGGGCACGGCCGGGAGTCGAGTCAAAAAATAGATTCGGCCGATCGCGTCCTGCATGAAGCCCGTCGCCGTATCCGGGTCCACTTGATTGACGAATGTCGCAAAGGTCGTATTCGCATTAGCAACGATTGCCGTCGTGCTCGTCGCGAGTTGTCCTTGCGGCGCCGTTAGGGCCGGATTCAAGTTGCCGCCAAAAGCCGCATTTTGATCTTGCTGCACGCCCGCGAGGATCGCTGATTCTTGCGGGATTACAAGCCCGGTCGGAGTAAATTGAACTTGGGGTACGTTGGTAGTGTTCGACATGATCAAATGCTCACTGTGCCGGTGTTCCCGCTGGTATCGATAAATTGGACTTGCCCCGTAACCGTGCGGGTCTCGGCCGAGTACAATTCTATCACACACGTCGCGCTAGCGACGCCCGGAACTGTGAGGGCCGCCGCTATGAACATTTCTTGAAAAATGTTAGCCGGCGGCGTCTCGCCGAAGATTTGCCCGAAGTAGTCAACGCCCTGAGTCGTGTCGTAGTAGACCTCACCGAGCACGGTCCTGCACGCCGACGCCACATCTTGAGAGAGCGAGTAGGGCGCCGAAGCCATCGCGATATTGCCCGAGGCGTCGAGGGTCAAGTCCCATAAACCTACGTCGAGTAAAAGTGTGTTGTATGGCGCGGCCACGTTATGCGACTCCCGTAATAATTCCGTCGACGACAGTCACTGTTCGACTGTCCCCCGTGGCAAATGTGCCGGAAAATCCGTTACCAGCCTGTACGATATTGCCGTGTAATGTACCTGACACCAAGGCACCGCCAGTTACTACCAAGCCGCCGTTCGCCTCAACGGAACTCGTAAAGGTCGCTGTTCCCGTAACGGCTAATGTCGTGTCGAGCGTCGTCGCTTCGGTAACTTCTAGCGGCCCCTCTACCTTATTCGCGGGCGACTGCAACGTAATCGCGGTCGGCGAGACCGCAGTGATTCCATTAGACGCAAGCTCGATATATTGCGTCGGCGTCCCGTTGAGCATGCCCGACACATAGATCGCGTCTGCCCAATCGAATATGCGGGCGCTACTCGGATTCGCCGCGGCGCGTGCGTTCTTGACGCTGGTAATGTCGCGCGAGGCGAACGCAGCCATACCGATATCATTGACCGCGGGATCGCAGATAAACGCGCTCGTGCCGCCTTGAGCGCGATTGAAGGGCACGCCGTATATGACGTCATGCGGGATGGCCGTGCGGTTGCCGGTCATCAAATTTACGAGCACTTGAACGTCGACCGTCCCCGTGGGTCCAACGCCGCCGCCATGAACTGCAACGACTTTAACTATGCTGACAGTCTGCATGCCGCGCAATGCGGCTTGCACGATAAAATCGAGCGTGTTGTATTCGCTCGTGTCGCTTGACGCATTCGCTTGACCGTATACCGGGTTACTCATGTTCCCACCGTTGGCGCATTCGGCGGATACAAAATCATATCGGAGAACCACGCGCCGCCAGGCACGAATGCTTCAAGCGTGTTCGTGATCGCGGTCACGACCCAGTTGCCATTCGCGATTGAGTTAAGCTGAGTCGACGCGGTCAATGTTGCGTCGATCACGACATCCGAACCTTCGATTGTAATCGGCGTCTTGACGCGAAACGCTGGATTATAGAGCGAGCGCACGGATAAGAACCCGTTCGCTTGTGGCTGCGGATAGCCGACGAGCCCCGTTGTGGGGCTGAGAATTTGCGATGCCCCAAAGCTCGCCTGCCCGCGCGGTGAGACGGTAACGGTTGTCGTATTGCTATCCGAATCGAAAACCGGATCAATATTGAACGCCCGGCAAACCGCGCGCAACTGTTCGCCGCTCGCTTGCGGATAATAGGTCGGACCGCTCGTCGAAATCGTCACGCCGTTATTGATCGCCGTAATTCCCATTTTTATAGCGATCACGGAAATGATATCGAATACGCTCGTGCTGCCCGGGAAGCTCGACGGCGTCGCGGGATTTATGAGTGTATAGCTTTGATTCATGGCCGTTATTACGAGTGGCACGTCAGGAATTGCCGAGTAGTCCGGGCCGGCGGTTCGTATGTTGCCGGCGAACGCCGCGGCCCACCCATTGCCGCTATTCGCTTCGATCAGTACCGTGTTAGGTAGCCAGCCCGTTTTGCCGGCGCTCACCGTTTGCACCGCCAGCGCATTCATGTCGCCCTGAGTCATGCCGTAAATTTTCAGCGTCGCCTCGGGAAACGACGGGAAGCCCGCGCCGCGAATGACTGCGATCATGCGCAAGCCGGTCAGCGTCAATTTGTTCCCGAGCACGGCCCCGTTCGCGCCCACGAATACGGCGTTGCTATTCGTCAGCGTGAACGTGACGCGTAGTTGTTTGGCGGTAAAACTACCGTTAAAGAGCGACAAGATCGGACGCCTCAAGGTAGAGTAAAAGGAACTGTGAGCCTAGCCCCGTATAGTACGGTGGCGATCCGGAAAATGTGGGCGGCCCCGTGCCTTGCACATCCAGGAACATAAAATCGCCGACCACGCCGAGATATGTACGGTCGAGCAGTAAACGTGTCCGGTCAAGCATGCGGACCGCGGTCACGATAGGCACGCCGTTGACGATCAAGTCGAGGAACAAACCGGCCGCTACGCCATACTCGTCGACGATCGGTTGTTTCTGGTATATCGCTATCTGGCAACTTTGGCCGCCAAGCACGGCGATAAAAGTCTGCGACGGAACGGCGTTGATTTGTAATTGCTTCATGAGATCACCCTACCGGAACCGGCGGCACGATCGCAGCGACAGCGGCTGACTGCACCGCCGATACCGGCGTCTGTGCGTTGTTCTGCCCGTTGTTGATAGGTGGGATCGCGCTCGGCACAGATGCATTCGACAGCGACGGGACGCCGGCCGTAGTGCCATACTGCTGATCGATTTCGATGATCTGCACGAAGAACAACTCAACGTCAAACATAGTCGCATTCGCTGCGCCGCGCCGCGAGAGTTCCGGGCGTGTCACGCAACAATTGAGATATGATTTTTCCGGCGTCACGATCGTATACGTGCTAAGCGACGCGGCGATAGCGTCAATCTGCTGTAAGAATTGGTTGCGGCTCGCGAGCGAACCGCCCTTCGTCAACACAACAGAACTTTCATACGGCAACAGAACCTTGTTAAAACTCGCGAAGCTTCCGCGCTGTATCTGGTAACTCGATACCTTGAACTCTTGCCGCCATCCGAAATCTTGCATGCTGTCGGCGTTCACGGCTAGATTGTTGTTCGAGTCGAACACGCCCCATATCGGCGCGGCTTGCGTCGCTTGCCACAAGGCGCCCTGACTTGACGGCGTGCCGATGGTCGGCGGCGTTGACGCCGGGGATAGGAGCGAACGCGCGAGTTGCGGTACACCCGGCAATTGGGGGACGTTCGGATACGGGGGTATAGGGACGGTGATCGAGATTCCGAGGCCGGCGCCCGCGCCTTGAGTGATAAAGCTCATGATTGCCCCGCGTCCGCTTGCGTCACTGTCGCTTTACGGTTCAGCGCGTCCGCGGTTGCGCTCGCGACTGCGTTAGGATCCGATGCGTTTGAGTGTACTTCGATTTTGCCAACAGTGACGGTTGTCGTGTTGCCGGCCGCGGGTGCCGCCGCTACGGGTCCACCACCAGGCCGCCCCGTGATTGCGGGCGTAGCGCCAGCTTGAGCGGCCCGATATGCCGAGTCCGGCAACTTGCTTTCAACAGCAACCATCGCATTGATCAGGGACGATATATCGGCCTCGGTAAGTTTCTCATTCGCGCCTTTGCCCGTGAGCCGAGACGCCCGCTCGATATACGCGGCCGTTTCATACGGGTGTTTCTTCGTATCCGTGCCCTCGTACGCTGAAATGAGCTTGGCGATTGTATCGTCACCTTTCTTGAATTTGCGCTCAACCGTGCCGAGCATGGCGGCTTGTCCCGCGGCAAGCGTGGCGAATATGCGGAACCCGTCCGCATCGCTCAATTGATTGCCCACGGCTTTGATGTTTCCGGGGTTATTGTTCCGTTCAGCCCGGCTGCGGGTATCCGGTAGCCGAGTTACCGGGGGGACCGGACGAGTGATCGTCCCGCGCGCCGTACCGCCGACGCTCGGGGCCGCTGGCGGGCTGTAGCCCTCGGCGCCCGCCGCTGCATAGGGATCGGTGCCAAGCGCCGCGGCCTCGGCTTCTGAGGGTGTCGTATCGCTGGAAAAGGACAGCGTTTTGACAACTTCGGCCACGGTCGCGAGCGCGCCCTTGATAGCCGGCGTCGAGAATTTCAGAATCTTATTCCCCGCCTGATCGACGGCTTGGCCCACTTCACGCCATGACGACACAAGCCCCTCGGCATTCTTCGCCGATTCCTTTGTCGTTTCGTTGTACTTCGTGGCCGTCGCGATCTGTTCGTCGCGCAGCTTCTTTTCTTCAAGCAAAAAGTCGATCACGCCCTGAGAGAGGCCGGCCGCGGCCATCATATTGGCGCGATCCGCCTCTGACATGTTGCCCATTTTTTTAGCTAACTCATCGAGTATGGTCCCCGTGTCCAAAAGATTTTGATTCGCGTCTTCGTAATTGACGCCCTTCTGTTGCAACAGTTGCAGCAATGGGCCGATCTCACCTTTCAACTTCTTAGCCGTGAATTCCTGCGATAACTTCGCAAAACTCGCTTGCGCGTCTTCGGCCTTGCCGCCGGCAAGCTCAACAGCTTTTCCGTAAATGTTGAGGGCGTCCGCGCCCACGCCGATGCGCGTAGCCGTGCGCCCGAGCGCCGCCTGTCCGGCGTTCAGTTCGCCGAGGTATTTCGCCGCGCCGCCTAGAGTCTCGAAGCCGAGGAACGCCGCCGCGAGCCCGCGCCCGAGGTTCCCTATTGAGCCCGTGAGTTCATCCGTGCGTTTTTTGCGGTCAAGCGTATTCTGTTTCTCAAGGCGGGCGCGTTCTTTTTCCTCGCGATCGTTTTTCTTATTGACGCGGTCGCGCTTCGCCAGCGTCTCGGCGTCGATCTTGTCGACGTCCTTAGATGCGCGTTTGTACTCGGCCATATCGAGTTCGAGTTGTACGACAAGAGCGTCAATAACCGTGGGCATTTGCCTAGCCTTCGTTCACTGTGCGTCGGTTGTGGAAGTCGACGCCGATAACTTCGGCTAAATCAAACGCATCGCGGACGCCGTATACCGACTGCAATTCATGCAACGTCGCCATGCCCGACGATACTATCATACCAATCAGGGGCGGCAAGTTTACATAACTGATAAGGCCGCGCGGCCGGGCTTCGAACAGCCTTAACCCGTACTCGGGTCGGACGCGGCCACGGAAAAACCCGTGTGAAGGGTAAACAGCGCTTTGTGCAATAAGAAAAAAGTTTTGACTTCCTCTATGGGGCAATTTGGCCCTTGTAGGATCGGCTGCGTCGGGTGCTTCGGATCATGCTCATATCGAGCGCACGCGAGAAGCTCCGCTAAAAGGGGCGCTAATTCACCATAGGACGCTTCTAGCAAGGCGGACGCGGCGAAAGGGGCCAATGCCGCCCACCCCGCGCCGAGAGCGCCCGTAGGCAGTTTGCCGCCGCCGGCCGTAATCGCGAGGAGCGCACGCAACGCCCAATCTTGGCCCGAGTACGCGTCCATTTCCGTGAGCACAAACGTTTTGCCGTTGTCTCGCTCGCCGAGGGCTTCCACGCGGACGCCCGGGATCGTCAATTTTTCGACTCGTCGAGTCATGCACTACTCCCGTAGTTTTGATCGCCCGTTGATGCGTGGTCGGGCGCCACCTAGCCGCTTAGACGTTGCTCACGTCGGACGTTTCCCATTCGATCATGTACGTCTGACCGTCAAATACTTGTTTTGCGTCCGGCATGACTTTGGCTCGCGATAGCGTGCCGTTGGTAAGCGCGTACGCTTTGCCGAGGCCGGGTGCCCATATTGAGGCCGAGTCCGCCGGCAAGTCATCCCGCGCCGCTTTCATGGCCGCAAGCCACTGATCGAATACGGCGATCGAGGGGCTGTCCGCTTGCAGATGCACAAGCATCTTCGTAAGATACGGCGTGTAGCCGCTCGATTTCTTGCCGTCAACGCCGATTTTCGCAATAGCCGGCGTCACGTCTTCCGTGCCGAAAGCATCGTCAACCATGTAGCCTTGCACGGTAACGGGCACGCCGAACACGGCTTCGTTGGTAATCGAAAATTCGCTGTTCGCGCTCGTGATTGTGATAGCCATGACTCAAAAACCCCTTAGAGAATATCCGTTGACGACATGCTGATCTGCTGAACGCTTCCGCCGTCCGTGTACCAGAAGTTGATAACCGGAGATCCGCGGTTGCCGCGAACGATGGAACCCGGGTCGAGAATTTGCAAATACCAGCCGATATTCTGAATTGTGGCCGTGGCGTTCGGGTCTCCGGTCGCGCTGTTGAGCGCCGCCGATTGCGTCCCGCTCAGAGTCACGCCCTTGACGATCGAACCGAAATTCAAGGCGGCTTTGATCGGCGTCAAGAGCGCGCCGCGAATCAGATTGTACCCGCGCGTGACATACGGTACGGCCGGTACAGACGCCAGCAAATTCATAAGCGCAAGCTGAAAGCTCGCGTTCAGGTAGATTTGATTGATATACGTGTCGGCCCACGCGAAGGCGCCGGAAACTTGACCCGGCTGGTTCTGAGTAAATTGCGCGTTCGCCGTGGCGAATTGCGCATAACAGTTGTACCCGTTGCCGAGCAAATTGTTGTACGAAGTCTCGTCGGTAATCTGAGCGGCCAATCCGGCTTGCCCGCGAAATGCAAACGTGGTGCGGCCGTTCGTTTGAGCGAAATTGATGGATCCGGCGATAGCCGTTTGCAGCGCTGCCATGACGCCCGTTCCGCTGTTGTCGTACACGGGCATGATCCCGTCATCATTAGCGGCGTCCACGATCGCGCCGAACGTGGTCGGCTGATTCGCTTGAAGCGCCAGTACGTTCGAGTCTTGTGCGACGTACAAATAACGCTTGTTCGTAGTTTGCACCCACGCGGTAAATGCGAGTTTGACGACGTCCGTTACTTCGGCGACGGTCAAAAAGGTCGCCCAATTCTGAGTAAGCGAAGTGAGGCCGGTCATAAGGGCGGCAGGAACCGCAATCGCGGCGCCAGCGGATCCCACGGCGCCGGTTGCGACCGTGAGATTCAACCCCGTGGTGAGGCTGTCCGTGGTCGGGAAAGCCACGGCCGAATTTACGCCCGTGGTCGGAGACGTGACCACGTACGCTTGTCGAAGCGAATCGTACGAGACGACGCCGACGCCGGCAACGTTTGCGGCTTTGCCGGTCGGGCTTGAGCTAAAGCCGGTGTTCGTGCTGACGTTGACCGTGCCCGTGCCCAAAAGTGCGGTGTACGTGCCGAAGCTCGTAATGGTCAGGCCCGGGTCCGCGCCCGAGGCAAGGATCACATCGCCGACGTTCAAGTGTCCCGACGTAGTCGTGACAATGGTCGCGATAAGTCCCGCGGCCGTCTGGTATGCGGTACCTACCCAACGGCCGGGGGCCGTTACATCTTGCAATCCCGCGGTCAACATCGAAGCCGCATTGCTCGGGCTCGTCGCGGTCGATAGGTTGACCGTGTTCGAAACTTGGGGGATTCCGTCGATACTGATCGTGATTACGCCGGAAAGCGCGTTGAGTTGCGCGAGCGTCTGAGCCGCGACCGAGCCGCCGCGGACGTAGCCGGCGACTGCCGCGCTGTTGTATTGAGCAAAATAGAGCACGCTCGGGACGTACGTGCATCCGTTGTATCCCGCAAAATAGACATTTGCGAGTTTCGTTTCCGGGGCCAAGGCGCCGAACCATGCAGCGACGGCCGCCGCGCTCGGGAACGGCTGAGCCGTGCCGATGGGGATCGAAGGGTCGTTCGTGAGATAGACCGAATTCAGCGAAAGCGGATTGCCGCCCGCGCCTAACACGCCGGGTATGACTTGTGCAAGGCGCGAAGCCGGTATGCTATTGCTCATTGGCGGGATTCCTGAAACTGTTAAACGAAGTCTAGGCCGGTATCATAACTGAGAACTGCGTCACGGTCCATAGGCCGTCTGCGCGTCCACAATGTTGACGGGTCCGACTGCGTCCGCATACTGCTGAGTGGTCGTTACCACGGGGTTGTATTGCAGCCGCGCCGTGACTATCCACCGATCCTCGTATTGCTCCTCGGCGTTCGTCAGCGGGGCGCGTATCGGGTCATCCGCGTACAAGGGCGCGCACGTCGGCGCGAGCGCGAGACAGCCCACGTTATCGCGTAGCAACGTTGTAAGAATGTTCGCCCAATCCGCCGCGGCCGGGCTGTAGCAGTCGATCTGTATATCAACCCGCGTGCCTTGCTCGGACGTCTGCGTAGTCGGGCTTGGTCCGGCCGGCGTCGAGTCGATATTCGTCCGTAGGCGCTTCATAAGAATAGTGCTCATACCGACGAAGGGGCCGTTAGGCATAGGTACGCGGTTATCGAAATTCTGCACCACGAACGGCGCCGTAAGTCCGAGCACGGACATGATGAAGTTCCCGAGTGCTGTATAGACTTGCGACTGCGGAATGCTGATCGTTACACTCATGAAGGCGTGTCCGTTTGAAGGCAGACAACTAGCTCGGTCCATCCGCCATTCTCGACGTTCCAAGGGCCGTTCACGTCTACGACTTTCCAAGTCTGCGAGACTTGCCCGCGGAACGGCGGGAACTGTAGAAGGTCGCCGCCTTGCGCGAGCACGCGAACGATGCCTTGCGGATTGCCGTATAGGAATACGGTACGAAAGACGCCTTGCAAATTCTGTTTCTCGACGAGGCGCAAGCCGGCGCGCGAGAGCGGTTGAACTTGGACGCGCACGGGCACGGCCGCGGCAAAACTCGGCGTGCGAGAGAAGTCGGCGTTCGAAGTCGGCCCGGTCGACGCGCGGTACTGCGCCGTGATATCCGGATTAACGGAAGTGATCGCGCCTCGGACTATGCTATGTAGATTCATTTCGCCCGCCCTACTTCTACCAATTGCTCGCGCCGAATCAGCGCTAGAATCGTATCCGTCAACTTCAATTCGCGCCGCACGAAATCGAGCCGTATTTCAAGCGCCGCCTTTTGTTCCGTATAGAACGCGAGTTCCTTCGCTTTGCGCGCCCGATGGTCGACCAAATCCGACAACAAAATGATGCTCATTTGCTCAACTCAAAGTCGGGCGCTCGCGCCATCTTACCCGAATCCGTGAGCCCTTTGTTGAACCCCTTAATGGCGACGGTGAAAGGCGCGTTGTCCGCGGGCCACCGTTGAATAGCGGCCTCAAGATCATCCCGCATTTGCTGCCCGAGCGCGCGCAACGCCATTTCGCCGTTGAAGTTGTAATGCTTCAAGGACGGCCCGAGCGCCGCGCCCCAAGCCTTAGATTCGGCTGCGATCGTGGTACGGAAGAACGGCCGAGGCGGCGCGCGCTTCGTCCCAAACTCATTCCAAAATGCAGCTTGAGCGATATTGAGGGCCGGCGTAACGGTCGGCTTCGCATTGCTACCGACGTGCTTTAGAAATCGCGCGTTCGTCGTCTCGGGGTACTTCGCGCCTTCGAGGAACCCGACGCGAAGTACGCCGCCGGAGGACAGCTTATGCTCGATAGCCTGTAGAGCGATCGTTACCTTTTTGAAGTCCGGCCCCGAGCGTCGCACGGCCATATCATACGTCCCAACCGGGGCCGAAAGGGGATGGCAAAGGGCTGTAGTCCGCGCCGGGCGCCGGGATGTAAATCATGGTGCGATATCGGGCCGTCAAAGCCCAATACTGCGCGCCGTATTTCGTCTGAATGCAATACGCTAGGCTTGCATTCGGGGGCGCCTCGAACTGCGCCGATACGTTTACGGATCCCTCGGCGGCCGCGTCAATGCGGCCGACGATCCCGACCGGCGGTTGCACATTGCCAGCGCCGTCGTTGGAGCCGTTCGAAAGTAACGTCATGTGAGCGACGAGCAAGAATAGCAGCGCTTGCCGCTGGTTCGCGTCGCGCACGCGCGAGCCGCACGAGTTGTTGAGCGATAGCGTAGCAAGAGCAAAATTCTGGATCATCGGAGCATTTTGGATGCCCGTAAATTCCGGGTACGCCGCCACGAACTCAGCCGGCGTGAATGTCACTATGCCGAATGTGGGGGGTGTCGGCGCACACGGAATTACGGCCATGTCGATTTACTCCAAATCGGGATCGAACTTGACCACGCCGGGCGTCTTCAATTTCGACGGGTCGGCGGGCTCGAAGCTCGTCGGAACCTTGACCGCGTCGACGCCTTGGGCTCGCACGCCAGCCTCGTCCTTATACTCGAACAACTGGCCCGCAAGACGCTTGACCATTTGAGGGTGCGCCTTTTTCCACGCGTCCCAAAAATCCTTTGATACCTGAGTGATACCTACGGACGGGGCAAGCTGCGCCGGCAAAAACAAGCCCGCGGCGTACGCCTTGCGCGACCCATCGGCATGCGATGATCCGCGGATCTGCACCCGCGCATAATTCGCCATTTTTTGGACGCTCGTATAATCGCGCGCATTCGGGCCGTCGCCGTCTTTCTTCACGACTTCGTAGCCGAGTTCCAATATCAAACCGTGGGGGAGTTTGCACCCTATCGTCACCATTTCGCTACTCATTTGCTTAAGCTCCAAAAAAGGCCGAGGTTGAAATTATCGCTAAGTTGCCGGGGGGTCCATTACTAGAGACAACCCACGGTGTTAACTCGCAACCCGCCGCCGGGCCGCTCACTGCACTACCATCCAAGAGTGAAGCATACACGGGCTCGCCTGTATATGCACCGCCAGCGAAGCGGACCCAAAACGGGCCGCTCGCGATCAAGTTTACGCCGAGCCCTTGGCGCACGCGGAATGCGCGAGCGACAGAGTCCCAAGTCTGCCAAGTCCATCCGTAGCCGACCACGTCCGCCCCGCTCGAACTGCGGAAGGGCTTCACAATGCCGATCGTATCGCCGGGCGCGAGGCGCGTATTGCGCACGAGTCCGTCGGCGCCAGCCCATCCGAACCGGCCTTGTAACGTGCCGCCCGGCGCCGCGCGCAGCGCGCCGGGGGACGCAAGTACGGACGGCACGGGGTTATAGAACGTGGGCGCGAGCGAGCGATCTACGGGGGCGGATACGAACGCGCCCTCAAACGGATATCCGTTGAGGGCGCCTGAATTGCCGAACATGAGAGCGCCTTACGCGCCGTACATGGACGCGATACCAACGGGGCGATAGATAATCGTACCCCAAGTACCCTGACTCTTTTTCTGTTCCCATGAAGTTGTCTTCGCGACGATCGCATGCGAGCGCATTTTTTCAGTGAATGCGGATTCGCAAGTATTCTGGCCCTCGACCGGACCGGCGATCAACTGAACCAATTCGAGACCGGCCGCGACGTTGCCGCCGCCGTTGATCGCGAACTCGGGCACAGTGACGAATTTCATGTTCGGGAAGTTCGTCAAAAGCTGAGTCATGACATTGACGTTGTACAGGTTCGTGTTGTTGAAATTCGTTTTGTTCCCCGGGCTGATTCCCATTGTCATGGGGTGCTCGACGTCGATCAAACCGTTGTACTGTGCGATCAACTGTTGCACGAGCCGCAATACGTCGCCGTAAATGACCGACGCGCTGGCGCCGAACCATGAGGACGTCGGCGCAATCGGGGCCGGCAAGCTCGGATCATTCGTTCCGCCGTACGACTGCAAACCGGCCACGCCGTACAGGTAGAAGTAATTCTCTTGCTTCTTGAGCGCGAGCACCGAGCCCATGTTGACTTGATTGGCCCAATCGATTTTCGACGCCGCGGCGCGTTCCACTTGACGCTCGCCCCAACGGGTATTCGTCTGGTAATGGTAGCTTTGACGCTGCGGATAGTTGATGTTCGCATTCGACACACCATCCTGCGAGAAGTCGTCATATGACGCCGTTTCGCCGGTTCGTTCCGCCATCAGGAAAAGCGCGGTGTCATCGATCCATGTTCCCTTTTTCGTCTCGCCGTAGAGTTCCGCGGCCTTCGTCGGCGCAACGGCAACTTCGATGATTTTCGGGTCTACGAAAGTAGTGAACAGCGAGGGCACGCCGGCATTGGCCGCCGTGACGAGGCCGGGCTGCGCGTCCCATGCCACACTGTGATCCATGAACTTGAGGCCGGTAGCTTCTTGAGCCAGCCCTTTCATGAAATGGATACCCCAATCTGAGGCAAGCAACTTGTGGTCGAGTGCAATTCGCATTTTCGTGATTCCTGTCTAAAAACCTGTTGAGCCGTTGTTACCTTACGAGACCGAGGCCGAAATCTTCGCGATCTCGTTCGCGCCGCAATTGCTCGCGACGGTGAATTGAGTCAATACCGCGGTACCCGCAACGGTGATTGTCCCGCCCGTGTAATTCTGTGGGGTGCTGATTCCGTAAACGCCCGTGCCGCCCGCGCTGTCCGAAGTCGTGAAAGCCACGCCCGCAGCCGTCACAAGAGACGCCGCGCTCAGTACGTAAGTACCGACGCCGCCGGGGGTTCCGCTCGTCTGAGACGCAATCGTAGTGCCCGGAGTGAAGGCGCCGCCGTTGCTCGGCAATGCCGCGCCCACGGACAGTAAGGACGTTCCCGGAGTGACCGCAGTCACAACGAGAGCGGTCGAGGTTGCCAGCGTGGCGACGCCCGAGAATGGAGTTTGCTGCAAGCCGATCGAAGCCGGCGAAGTGGCGCCCGTGAAAGCGTCGCCGAACTCGAACGCACCCGCGGCGACTGCCGTGATGTACGCAAGGGCTGATACGCTCGTGACCGCGCCCGAGAGTGTGCCGGTAGCCGCCGCGCTCATTTGATACGTGCCGAGCAAGCCGGCGCCAGAGCCGGCGGTAACGGTCAACTGCGCAACAATCGTTGTGCCGGCCGGAATGTTCGAGGCCGAAATCACGTCGCCAACGGACAACACGCCGTCGGTCGCCGTTCCAATGGTCAACGTGGTGCCGGCTGCAACCGACGCAGTGCCGACGCCGGTAAATCCGATCGTAGCCGTACCGCTCGCGAGGGCGGGCGCGCTGGCGGCCGAGATCGGCAAGCCGGTGTTCGGGTCCGCGTAAACCTTCTGCCCCGCGGTTGCGCCAGCGGGGAAGCGCGCCCAAAAGTCACCGCCGCTGAAAAGATTGATCATGAAGCCGCGCGGTACGACGAGCGTATATTCACCCAAGAATTGGGTGATCAAGGCTTGTTCATTGCGGCCCAAAAAGCCGATCTGATACCCGACCACGTACGACTGCGATACGGCGCCGTCGGCCGGGTTCACGAAAGCGAACCGACCGACAGCTACGCCACTGGCGGGCGCGACGAGAGTTCCGCCGCCTTGTCCCGGGGGGCCGCCCGCGAGGATGGACGAAAACGGATTCATTGAGGCGAAATCGCCTTCAACGCCCGGAGCCGGATACAGATTGACAACTTTTTGAAAGCCCATGTTACTAATTCCTGTCTATTGAACCGTTGACCAATTACTTGCGGAGCCGGGTCAACCCGGGGATGTTCTTGACCATGTCGGCAGCCGCGGCGCTATCGCCGACAATCGCAGACGAGGCAGACGAGGCCGAGGCTTTGTCCTTTGCCATCGCGAGCATTGCCGGGAACGCCGAAGCGTGCACGCCGTCGGTCGCGACGCCGAGCTTGTCAAGCGCGGCCTTGTAATACAGATCGGCCGAATCGTACGAGACGACGCCGAGAATACTTTCGACTTCACGAGCGGCGACGTGTTTCGCGTCGTTCGCGGCGATCAGGGCTGCGACCGAGGCCGCGTCCATTGCTTTGTCCTTGCCGCCCTCTTTGACATTCGTCTCGGCGGGTTTCTTGGCGCCGCCTACCGGGGGCTCGGGAAGTTCGTCAACGCCTTCCGGGTCGAGTTCTTCGTCTTCGGCTTTCCATTCCGCGTCGCGCGCCTTGTCTTCGGCTTCGCGCTTTTCGTCGCGCGCCTTCTTGTCGGCGGCTCGCTTGGAATCGCGCGCCTTCTTGTCCTCAGCCTTCTTTTCGGCGGCTGCGGATTCCGACTCGTCGCGCGCCTTCTTATCGGCCGCGATCAGCTTGTCGAGTTCGGCGGTAACTTTGGGAAGCACGGCGGCGTCGGTCGCGAGGAATGGCGAGACGGCGGCTAAAATGGCGGAAAGTTTCATAGTCGGATTCCGTTAGATAAATTTGAAAACTGAGACGTGCATCACGTATGGAACCGAATTATGCCCGTGTGCTATCGGAATTGCAACAACTGCGCATCGGCAACCATTACGTCGGAACCCGCGCGGCCGGCTTCGACCAAAGCTATATGGTTCGCGATTAGCGATCGCATGATCCCGTCAAACTTGGAGCCATCTGGCGCCGTGCCTGGCGTCATATCAGCTTTGTACCGATACCCGCACGAAATCTCGCGCTTCGTCTCGTCCTCAATGCCTTTGATTGCCTCTCCGTCCCATACGGCGATGTCCGCCTTGAGATACGGCGCCTCGAAGCGCACGTTCGAGACCGTGCCGGCGATGTAATATTTTTGCGGAGCGCCAGCGCTGACCGCGATATGCGTAACCATCAAAGGCTTATTTTCGTACGTTGGCGCCGCCGCGGCGAGTTCCGCCGGATCGCGGTAGAGCATGTACGTTTTCAGCGGGTCGAGTCCGAGCGCGATAGAGTCCGGAATCTCGGAGCCGAGATAGGGGCACACATTCGCTTTCGATATGTTGACGTTCTCGACGTGCAAATGTTGGTCGAGATCTGAGCGGCGCATCGAGCGGTCAAACGCGAACACAACTCGACGCGTCGAGCGGTCGAGCGCGAGAGACGCGGGGGGCGCGGAATCGGTCGCGGAACAATCGGCCTCGACTTCGATCTCGTCCTCGTCGCCCGCGTGCGTATGCTGAATCTTAGCGACTTGGGCGCGCGTCAGGCGTTCGCAATCGTCCGCCTCGACGTCTATCTCGGCGTCCTCGACTTCGATCTCGTCCTCGCCGCGCGCCTTACGATAAGCAGCCGCCTTCGCTTGGTCCGGCGGGTGTCCGGCCCTAATCATTTCCGCGATATTGTGGGAAATAGTCTCTTGACTAGACCCGGCTTTAAGTGGCATGCGGTCATAATACCGGACGCCGGCCGGGTTGTCATCTGGCCCGAGCCAGGGCCGATTCCAGCAAGCCCCGAGGTCGGGACGCTTTCGCACGTGCTACGGCCTCGGCGACGTTATCGACCGCGGGAAGCACGGCCTTGCTCGTGCATCGGCAATTTATCAACTCGCCAGGCAATACATATGCGCCCTCGTCACTATCCCACATGCCCGCGCTGATCAGGTAGGCTTTGCCGTCCATCTTAACGTGCGTCTTACGCGGAACCTTACCGCCGGCCGAGTGCATCCATATCGCATGCGTTACACCGATCTCTTGCCGGCGGGTGCGTTCGATGGTCGCCTTCGCTTTCGCGTTCTGATCGCCGGCAATGAGCGCCGCGCGCTCGCGCGTGATCCCGTACGTTTCGCGTAGGTCGACAGACAGCGCGTGCATGTCGCCGCCTTTCATGACGGACGCCCATACTTTCGTCTGTACATCCTTGAGGTATTGCGCCGGTATCGAGCGAATCAGGTTCACTTGTTCGGCAGCCACGGCTTGATAGGCCGCGATGCTTCCCGGCGTCGGATCGAACTTCACGGTAAAACCCGCGTCCTTAAACGCCGCCTTCATTTGGATTTGAGTCACGCCGAACGCTTTACGGGCGAACTTACGCGATAGCTCAAGGCTGAGTTTTTCAATTTTCAGCGTCCACTTTTTGCCGATGCGGGTAAGCGCCCGACGAATGAATAGCGACGAGTTCGGCGGGTCCGCATCCGTCGCCATGTCAGGATACCAGCAAGCAAAATTACCGGCGGCGTCGACACGCAGCGGGTGAAATACACTTCGGGTATCGTGCGCAAATTCGGCGGGCTCGATAGCCGAATAAGCGCCGAGCACAGCGGCCCGCACGTCCTCATGCATGACATTGACGAAGGCGATCATCTCGGCCTCGTACCAACGCCGTACCCCGACATTTGGGTGTATGGCGCGGACAGTTACCGGCTTATCCTTGTTTGGGCGCATCGGTAATTACGTGTTGATGCGGAGTGAATGACTCGAACAACTTCTTAAGATGCGCGACGTGTTCGGTGCGGCTGTCCAGATCGGCGCCCGCGTGTGCGTTGATTGGCGGCCGGTCATCGGTGAGCTTATCGCATTCCCATGCGTCGAGGATGATTCCCGCGCAGCAAATAATACTCGCAAGATGGGGAACTAGCGTTCCCTGCAGCTCGCCCTCGGCGTCCAGGCCGAGCATGTCGCCGTCGCACCACTCACCCTCTTGCAGTCGCGCCATGTGGCGATAAATCGCGTCGAGGTAAATCGAAATACGCACGCCCGCGCGCCGCCAGTTGTATTTGCCGTACTTCAAGGCGCCCTCGGTAAAGCCGAGCGCGGCGTATCGCATGACGGCCGTGGGTACTAGATGCATGGAAAGCTTCCCGGCGCCTACAGCGTCCTTGGGATTCGTGGGCTTCGTGATCGTTCCGGTAAATACGGGCTGCGCGAGCGGCGCAGATAAAGGACAGTCTTTATCGTGATTCACCGCGGCGCCTAAAGGGCCGCACGAACAACAGCATAAAAATGCGTCGACTTTTTGCGGCGCCGGCACGGGCTCGGCCGGCGGCTTCATATCGAGCGACCCGCAATTCAGGCAGAATTTGCCGCTGGCGTCCGCGGTGTGCCCATGCACCACGCAATACCGGCTGATCGAATCCGTTTGTGTGCTCACCTTAATCCCTCCTATGTCGACCATTTACGATCGTAAAAAGCTGGCGCTTACCGCCTGGGTATATGAGCCCGTCCGTGTGCATCCATGACGAGGGCGAACCCTTTGCGTAAGGTTGATCAGTCTTCGCGTTGTGACCGACTTGCATACAGCCTTCGTTGATTCCCGGCCCGTGGCCGTGCCCAATCATAGTCTTTTCGCCGATGCGGCGCATATTCTTAATACTGCCCTTCGAACCATTCGGTCCTTTGTGCCCGTGATATCCGCATTGGATACCTTCAATTATGAGCGACTCGCCGAGCGCGAGCGCCCGCAGATTCTTTTGCTTGCGCGCCGTGATCAAGAACGGAAACGGGGACGGGTACGAGGGCATACCGTCGACCAACATAGCGCCGTCAACCATAAACTTAGCGCACCGCAGATAGAAGGCGCGGTTTTTTGTTGCCAGTTTTTTCCAGTCTTTATCTCGCACCCACTGGCGCAAAAAATCGTCGTGATTACACGCGACCACGAACGACATTGCCCACGGCGGCGTACGCGTGCCGGCGTAACTGATCGAGAATTTTACTTCCGCCTCGACGTCGTCCATATCCTCGGTAGCTAGGGCTTGCTCGGCGAACGGGTCGCGGTCCTCATGCGGATTGTGGCTTTGCCCGTCGTCCAAGTCGTGCCACACGAGGCGCCGCGGTCGGTATCGTTCAACTACGCCCTTGGGTCCGAATGTAGCGACGTCCACGACGGGATCGGCAACCCGGGCGTGAGTATCCCCGAGCACGAGCGCCGCCGGCCTCGGGGCTTTACGGACACCCGAGGGCGTGAATTTTTTGTCGAAATCGATAAACTCGCCGCGCGAGTTCATATTCAAATGCCGAAGCCAAAAGTACGGCCCTTCGATTTCGACGAGCACGGCGCCGACCGTATGGTGAAAATCGCCGAGCTTACCCACGCGCGAGCGCGTGTAGTTCTTTTTCGTGATCGCGCCCGTGGTCGTGAGCGCCGCGGCCATCTTATGCCCGGGCGTCGCTACAGTCTTAAATTGCAACTTCGTGTGTCCGACGATTTTCGACTTCGCGCCAAAGCCTTCAAGGCCGTTGATGGGCTCCGAGGCCGTCGGGATAATATTTATATCCGCCAAAAACTCAAGGTTTTTGTTGAGCGAACGGCGGACGTTCCATAGATACGGCATGACACGCTCGTCCCACCATTGGCTCGATTCGTCCCGCGCCGACCATATCGACGTTGGATTGCGGTAGCTCAAGGGCTGGATCAGAAGTTCAGCGTTGAAATGCTTTACGGCATGCATGAGCGACGCCCACGCGGCCGGGATAACCGGCGTAGCGTTCTGAGCCGCCGTGATGATAAACGTGGTGCAGTCGGGCCGCAATTCGCGCGTGAAAACGGGGAATTGTTCCTCGACTACATCGCCGCCGCCGCGCTGCGTTCGAACCTTCGCGCTTTTCGGATTCGTGGTCGAGTAACAATACGATTTTTCGGTGACGCCGGTGCTTTTCGTCCCGGTCTCTTTAACGCACGCCCAACGCTGGCGGCCGTTTGCGGCGTGCCCATTGCGCAACATGAGCCCGCCGCAGCGAGGGCATTTATACTCACCGGATTTTTTCACTTGGGCTTGACCCGGGCGCCACGGGCGAAGCGCGCGGGCTCGTCCGGCACGGATTTAAGCGGGGCATCGACTGTCCGGCGTATGCTGGCGACAGCGCGCTTGTACGTCGGCGAATACTCGTCGACCGTCTGGCGCATGGATTGCTTGCGAGGTTTATTGATCAAGGTAAATCGCTCCAAGTAGGCAGACATAGGAAAGGATCGACAACGCGACGATAGCCATTATGAACCGCTCCGAGGATTTCATCGCTTGCGGTACTTCCACATAAAGAACAACCACGCCGCATTACCGGCAACGATGCAAAGGCCGCCGGCAAAACTTAGCCATTGGGCCAAGTGGGGATAATAGTACAGATTCCAGAATCCCCAAAGGGTCATCGCCGCCGTTGCGAATTTGGACACACCGCGGGCTTGTTTGTCTTTCATGATCGCGCGTACGTGCATCCAAATGGATGCCCCGCCTAAGAATTCAAACGCTCCATTAACCGCGTCGGGTATCTGTACGATCATCTCGACAACTCGGCGAAGCGGTGCAAAAATGCGTCGCGCGCCGTGCGCGGCGATAGCGCCCTAGCAGAGAACCACGGAAGCACAAGCGCGAGATTCGCGCGAAACTCAGCCGTAGGCGTCAACCAATCGGCGGTCACGCCCGAGGGCAATAGGTCGCGCGCCTCGATAAAGAGCGCGTACCAATCGGCGCATTTTACGCCCGGACTATGTCTCTTGGGCAGCCCGTAATATGCGCGCATGCGAGCTTCTAGAGCTCCCTCCATACGGCGATAATCGGGCAATAGGGCTTTCCACGGGGTCGCAATGTCGGATACGTACGCCTCGTGTGCATCGTGCATAAGCCCCTCAAAGGGGGTAGCCGGCGCGATTCTGCACTCCGGAACTTGCGCGACGAGTTGCGAGACAAGTACGCTATGTTCAGCGACCGAGTAGAACTCCCGCGTGTGGCCCGTAAATCGACACTGCATTGACGCCGCGTGTGCGATTTCCTCGATATCGAAATGCGGGGCGGCTATGTAGAAACGGCGGCCTTTCACCGTTTGGATAAATAAATTTTTCTCTTTTTCCAAATACAGATCGGCGGCTTGCTGCATACGTTACTCCGTTTTATGGTTTTCGCACGTTAGCGGAAACTGACCGAGGCGTCAACTCTTATTCTTAGCCGCTTTCGCCGCGAGCTTCGCTTCATGCTTGCGGTCAAGATCGTTTTGCTCGGCCTCGTGCGCGCGGTCCTTGTCGTTTTCCGCCGTCGGGTCCGCCTCGGGCGTGACGTTCGGGTCCACTTCAAGCTCGGGGTCTTCGGGTTCCTCGGGCTCGGGCGCCTTGCCGCTCAAATTCGAGTAGCCTGACTGCGGATCGTTCTGCAAGCGCGCTCGCGCCTCGTCCGGAGTAATGACGCTGTTCGTGATGTACGCGACATCCATATCGGCGTCAGACTTGCGAATCTCGCTCGATTCCTTGACCGTCGGGTCAGATAGCGATTCCCATTCGTAGCCGATATCGTCGTCAACTTCGCCGAACAAATCGCACTGCACGGCGATCAACAGCGTGTCGTAATGCGGTCCATAGAACTTGTTCTGAAACGCGCCGATCCAATCGTACCAACACGTAATCTCGCCCTCGCCCGTAGCGCCCAAGCCGGTCGGCGTAATGCCGAATAACTTGATCAATGGGATGTGGCCGGGAGACGCCATATGTTCTTGAGACTGAGCCTGTAGCTCGCTCAGGCCGGCAATGGGCGTATTGACTTGTACAAGCTCCTCGGAGTCCTTGTCGATCGCACCCACGCCTTGATTATTGCGACCTTGCACGAACAACTGTAGGCGGCGTAAGAGCCCATCGCCCGCCTCGGGACCGGCGCCTTCTTCGAGCGTGCTTTGCAGATTCGTCGAAAGCATCGTGATCGAAAAATTATTGACTAGATCATTGACGGCTTTGCGCGTGCGTAGCCACATGGACACGTACGGCTGCATAAGCTGACTGAGCGAGATACCGCCGAAGTTGTACGCGGGCTTGAGTAGATCCGGAACCTCGCGACCGACGAACGTAAGGCAACGGGTCGCGTGCGTCTTGCGGCCCATGATATACCATGATTGCGGCTTGTAAAAATCGTCGCGCTCGGGATACATCGCGTTCCACGAAAACGGCGTTGACCAATACGGCTCAATGCATTGGAGTGAGAGCAACGAGCCCTTAGCGATACCCTCGGGCGTGTACTCTAGCGGTAGCTGGCGCTTTTCGTCGCTCGTCTGCCCTTTGATGTTCAGGACGATTTGAGCGCGGCCGAATTCCCCATCGAGAAGCGCGGCCCGCTCGAACAGTTCGCGGACCTTCAATTCTTTCATGCGCGCGTCGATTTGCGCGATCTTGGCCGACTTGTCGCCGCCGGATTTCGAAACATGCTTGAGCCATTTGCGCGTCATTTCCGTTGACGTCGTTTCGGCCGGCGCGCGGAACTCGCTTATCTGCGTCAATTCCGCGAGATACGGATAGCCCGGGAAGAACAGCCCGCAGCCTAGCGCGTTGAATTGGTTGAGCCACCCGAAGACGGGCGCCGCCGAGTCAAGGGCCATTTCTGGCGCCTCGTCCATTGCGAGCTTGAGCCCGGTTTCAGCGGTCGGCTTGACGCTCGGCCGCACACCCGGGGGAAGCTCGGGCGCCTTGTATTCGGTCCACGTACGCGCGTCCGGAGCCATTGCCGCGGCCGTCTGTTCGAGCAGCGCGCGACTGATAAAAAACGGCTTTTTCTTCGGCGCCTCGGGTGCGACAACGACGGGCGCGGGCGCAAGCCAGCGGGCTAAACGGGTGCGTAGTTTGGTGAGCATGGGCGGGAGTATGGCGGCCGAGCGTCCGGCCGTCAAATTTTACCTAGCAAATCATCGCTTATGAAGAACTTAGCCTTGCGCGGGGCAAATGCCATCATAGTTGCATCCGCGAGGTTCGGCGACATAGTACCGTCCGGCTGTTTCTCGACTAGAATTTTGCCGGCGTTGTTGATCGTGTATACGGGCTGCGACAATTCGATTATGAGCCGCGGTAGCTCGGCCATGTCACCGTCTATACTGATGATCGAATCCGCCTCGTACGGCAAGCCCTGCGACGCCTTGAACGATTCTTGGAAGCGGAACCGTAAACCACTCCACCATGCTTGAGCCTTGCGGTTCGCGAAAAAGTCTTCGTTCTTGCGATCGGTGCCGCGTACGATGCGCTCAGGAAATAGCGGCGACTCGGAACCCCTGAACGCGTGGACGTTGACCGGCCGCCCTTTCGGACGCCCATCGGGGCCGCGCTCGGTTCGCTTGTCATTTAGCGCCTTCGCGTCGCCGCGCACACCCGCGCCCATGCCGTCCGCGTCATAATCAAAACTCGTCAGCTTGCGCTCGTCACATAACAGCATGGCCCGTGCCGTCGATTGATATAGGTCGGAGCCGACACCGGACCATTGCTCGACGTGCTTTAGTAAGATTCCCTTGCGATGCGCCCATGCGTTTTTATCGCGGCCCTCGTCGGCGATATCGAGCGCCGCGACGTCCGCGCCCGTGGGATCTATGCCGAGCTTTTTGTGCAAGTTGATTGCAGCCACTACCCATTCATTGCGGATAATGACGCCCTCGACCGAAGACGTATAGCTGATCTCGTACTCAGAACTCCATATGACCGGGTCTAGGCTCGCGCGTTTTTTGTCGGCCCATTCCTGATCGCGGCGCGGATCATCACGCCACGAAAATGTAAATACTTCTAGTTTGCCCTCGTGCCGTTTTTCGGCGAAGGCGTTCGCCATGCCGATCACGCTCGACATGTCTTGACGGCAATCTGTATTCGCGGACAGCGACGCGTCGATTAATTTCGGGTGTTCAATGTGCGCCGATTCGTCGACGAAAAATATCGCGGTACGTCCGCCGCGGCCGATATTATCGCCGCTCTTGCCGATGATTGTCGACCCGGTCGCGGGGAACAGTAGGCGCATATGAGACGTGCAATTCTTATTGCCGATATCCCAATCACCTTTAAAGCGACGCGGCAAATTTTGCGCGAACATGCGGCCCTTATAGAACAGCGAATCAGGATCGCCCGACGCGTCAACGTTTTCCTCTTTCGCTGAGCCGAAGCCAATCGCGACGTTCTTTCCGAGCACGCAAAGCGAAACGCTGTAGCCCATCGCGAGCCACGATATGCCGATATCTCGGGATTTCTCCGTAAGACCGTCTTCTTTCGCTTTCCATTTTCGGTGGATGAAGTCCAGCCATTCGCGCTGACGGGGAAACAGAATGAACGGCATGATCACGGGGATTGACGTCCCGGCGTTTTTGGGGTTAACGGTCATGCCCCAATCGCTGATGAAATCGGGGATATGCCCGTCAAGATAGTACGCCTTGATACTGGCGAACTCGCGCGTGCTCAAGGCGTTTAGGCGCTTGATCGCGTCGGCGCGCTGGCGATAAATGCTGACATAGTCAGGGTGCTTGTAGTCGAGTTTGGGCATTACGTCGGTCCTATGATCGGCCGGAACGAAGTGAGACGTGCCGGCTTATGGTGAATTGAGCGCCTAGCGTACCAGATCACAAAACTGTGACGCAAGTCTCGACGCGCCGGTCAGTTTGGGGGTAGGATCGGCGCATCTAACAACCGAAGGAGTTTCCCGCATGACGACGATTAAGAGCTACAAAGGCTTTGACCAAAATTGGAAATGTCGCGATTTCCAATACACGCTAGGCGGCGAGTACGAGCACTCGGGCGAAATCAAAGCATGTAACGCGGGCTTTCATGCATGCGAATATCCTCTCGACGTGTTTAATTACTATCCGCCCGCGTCGTCGCGTTTTGCGGAAGTCGAACAATCGGGCGAGTTGAGTCGCGAAGAAGGCGATTCTAAAATCGCTAGTTCAAAAATCCGCGTAAAAATTCAGCTATCGTTCGGCGATCTTATTAAGGCCGCGATTGATTACACGTTCTCTCGATCCAAACCGGAAGGCGAAAAAGCCACGGGGGATCAGGGCGCGGCTTCGGCCACGGGCTATCAGGGCGCGGCTTCGGCCACGGGCAATCAGGGCGCGGCTTCGGCCACGGGGGATCAGGGCGCGGCTTCGGCCACGGGCACTCGCGGCGCGGCTTCGGCCACGGGCAATCAGGGCGCGGCTTCGGCCACGGGCAATCAGGGCACGGCTTCGGCCACGGGCTATCAGGGCGCGGCTTCGGCCACGGGCTATCAGGGCGCGGCTTCGGCCACGGGCTATCAGGGCCGAGCGAAAGGAATTCTAGGCTGCGCGCTCTTACTGGTAGAACGCGACGCTTTCGGCGAGATCATCTCGGCGGCCGGCGCTATCGTCGGTAAGAAAGGGATCAAGCCCGATACGTTTTACATGCTCAAGCGCGGCAAATTCGTACAGGCGAAACTTACGTCGATAAAATCATGAAAATCGTTTCGTGGGCGCGGTTCTGCGCTACTAGGGTCAACTGATTAGGAGCGAGCGCAAATGGAAATCGTTTTAACTGGTATTTTCTTAGGCTTGTTCGCCGCCCTCGGCATAGTCCGATACACGAACAAGCTGATCACGCCGATGCCTCGGGCACGGCAGAACCGTAGAAGGACAACACGATGAACACGAAACGGATCGCCGACCCAATTAAGTTATACGCTCCGCCCGAACTCACGGCGGACACGCCGCCAGTTGCGTTCTCGACCGACGCCCAGATCGCCGAAGTGGTCGGCGTATACGTCGAGGAAATGCGAGCCCGCGGATTTACGATCGGCCCCGAGCATGCCGACGTACTCGCGCAAGCCGCCCGCATATTCGACGTGTGGCGCGTCGCGTTCGCCCGGGTGCGGTCATGAGTACAGAACCGCGCCCGGTCGAGGGGTGGGCGTTCCCCCATGGTTGCAAGGACGCGCATTTCTTCCAAGCGAACGCAACGAGCCTATGCGGCAAGTGGCGTTGGCTCGGGGCGATCGACGGGGGCGCGGGAGCATCGAAGGATTGCCCGCTATGCCGGCGCAAGCTCGACGCTCGGGCCGCAGCCGCGAGCCGATAACTCTAACACCGTTGACGAGGGCCGCAAGTATGAGTAAAAACGTAATCATGAAATGCCAGTGCCCTAATTGTTTTCCTGTCGCACCCGAACTGCCGCGGCCCGAGTCCAAGGGCGCCGCAATCGATAGGATGCTACGCGCTCACGGGTATTTCACGCTCACGAACTTGAACGGTGACCGGATGTACTTTTATCCTCGGGGCGGGATACCCGCGAACGTCGGCGCCTATCTCAGCGTCGGCGACAATCTTCTGTTTCTTCGCGATTTCCTGATCACTCAAGCGCGCGTGGGCGCGGTATGACGTTAGTCGAGGCGCGGTATCGCCTAGCCTTGCTCAGCCTTCGTGACAATGCCAGCCTCAAGCGTCAAGCGAATCTCACCCTTCTTAGGCCGGACGCGCCCGAGATACGGCATGCCGTCGAAACGCACAACGCGAATTGATTGCTTCCACGCCTCGGCAAGTTGCAGTGATCGGGAGTAATTCAACGTCACGAACATTTTCGGGTCCATACCATTAGTCCGCGAGTGGCACTAATTCTACTCGCTTGACGGCGGCGAGGGCGTCGAGATAATACAGCGCACTGCCGCCCAACAAAAATAACACTGTTTTTTGTATTTGATTCACCAGGCAAACCACCCGCCGTATTGCGTACTGTAGGTGACTTGAATCGCACCGCTGGCCGTCGCGGCTAACGTTGTCGGTAATCCGCTAATTATGGTTCCTGACGGTGCGGTCCATGTCAGTGCGGTGATGGCTTTAGTCGACAGAATATTTAACACGTCGCCATCTTGCGGACCATTGCATAAACCGATCGTGAGTGCAGCCAAGGCCGCGGCGGGTTGAATGAAAAAATACAATTTCGCTTGCGGTTGCGGCGCACACGGAAGATTGACGGTTGCTCCCGAAACGGGAGAATTCGCAAAAATAATTCCCTGTGCGGGTGTCGGCGCGGCAGGGGCGGTAAACACCCCGCCCACATAGGTTCCGCCGATTTGTGCATTGGGTTGACCGGTTGCGGATACCAAAATATTGGGAGTTACTACAAACGGGGTTACACCATCCCATTCCACCAAATTAATGACGATCGTCGACGGATTGACAAGCGCATACAGCGATGAGGCGGCAAACGCTTGATTGGCAAAAAAGCCAAAAAGAGCAATTGAAAAAATAAGTTTTTTCATAGCTATATCCTAAAAATAAGTGATGACAACTACGAGCCCCGGCCCGCCCGCGCCGCCGGTTCCCGCTGTTCCGGTCGATAAGGCCGCACCGCCGCCGCCGCCACCCGAGCCTTGTACACCCGCGCCGCCATTACCGGCCGTATCGGTGAGAATGGCCGATCCGCCGCCGCCGCCGCCGCTTGCGCCAAATAATCCGATCGCAGTTCCAACACCGCCGGTTGTTCCCGGCGCGGCGCCATTATTATGGTTTGTGCGCCCATCCATAATTGATCCGCCCGCCGAGGCGACTAGAGCGACCGGTGTTGCAGCAAGGGCACCTCCGCAACCGCCGCCGGTATTCCCTAAAGCCGTATTGCCGCCGGGACCGGTATTCGCCGCACCACCGGATGCTGATCCACCACCGCCGGACGCTGATAAAGCATTAGCTAGCCCTTGCGCTCCGCCGCCTGCACTTCCACCGGCGGTACCTACTCCAAAATTCGCACCGGTACCGCCGGTTGCGCCGGATGCATTTGACCCTGCCGCACCTGATCCGCCGCCGCCGCCGCCACCCGAGCCCGCACCGACTTGACCCGATGAACCACCACCACCA